CAGGTCCTGGGTCATGTGACTGGTCAGTCCTTGATACTTTTGACACTTACGAGCAATGTGAAGATGTTCGTAAAGACTTCGTGATTCAAAATCGCACACCTGAGATGCGTAAAGCAATTTTGGTGTGCGACGAATTGAAAGACAATTAAGCATCAACGCCAGGCGCAACGTAAAAGTTGTAGACCTGGCAAAATTGTTCCCATGTTAGTTCCACCAAACCCACAAAGAGCCTGTTAGTTGCCTCTTTGAAAGTTGTGCCAAGTGGTAATATACCAACATCCACGTCTGACCGTCGCATAACAACGACTGGTTTTTGGCGTGGAAGTTCGTATATTAGTACAGGTGTCTTATCATGACGCTTTGCTGATTCCTCGCATTGACGCCACCACGTACCAATGGCTTTTGTATTGTGTTTTTTAAGCTCAACGCTGAAAAACGGTACACCGAGTAAGTCATCCCCGCCATTAATAGACTGTTGAAGATTGCGTTCAACACTCAATCCGAAAGACTCATTGAATTTCTTTGCCATTTTACGCTCAAAGTTTTGGCCTTTTACTCTAATGTTAACCATATTGTATTCAATCCTATCGAAAGTTTTGCTAATTTGGGATATTGGTAACTATTGTACTATATTTATTTCACTGTGTAAACGTCTACAAATTTATTTAGCAATCCAGCTTTTTTAAATTTTCCGCCGGCGTAAGATTTTTATCATCCGGTCTGTAATCCATATAGGTATATTCCCGTGAATATGGATTCTAGCCTTCTAAGTAGCTGTTTTACTTACTCTTTCTATAATATATAAATATATATAATATATATAATAAATAAATAATAATATCTACCCCTTTTATCCGGTCTTGTACCCCTTTATTACCCCTTATTTATTTAAAGAAAGCTATATGGATTATGGATTCGAAAAGAGTATAGAAAACAAGAGTTTAAGTGATATATATTCAAATATATGATTATATGCATTGCCTCCGCCGGAAAAAAGAGTATATAAATTAAGGGCTTATATACATATAGTACATAAGCCCTTGTTTTTATTTAAGTTTCTTGGCTTCAGCGTAACCACGTTCGGTTAAGCAGTACAAATTGGACGACTTACCTGTGGGTGGCTTATACACTTGTACAGCAAGGTAGTCCTGGTCTATCATATCCTTGAGCATGCCGTCAATTGCCTTGTTCTTAATCTCAAAGTTATAAGAAGTCTTAAACCAGCCCATACTTTGACGAATAGCATATATTGACAAGCCATTCATTTTGAGGTGGTCTTCTTTAAGATTGCGTACAATGTTATCAGGATAATGCTTAGTAATGCCTTTCCAGCCTTTCTTGTTGTACTGGGCCAAAAGGTCCCGATACACTTTGAGGAAGCCGTCAACCACTTCAGCATCAGTTGTAGGTGGAGCAATTACCTTACTGGCATTATTGACCCAGGCAGTGATACAGCGAAGAACATATTTGTATGCCCATTCAATGTTATCCCTGGTCATTACAGGATTGTCCCAGTTATCAAGTAAGCCAATCAGTGAGGCGATATTGAAGACATATTCTCCCATACGACCCACAAAGGCAGATGCAACTTCGTTATCACGGTAATAGCGACGCATCTCATTAATCTTGCACTGATACTCATACAAGATGTCATCGTCGTCGGTCTCATCATAAATAGCGATAGGGTCATGCCTTAACTTGCCCTGGGGTGGAATCATATTCACATAAGCAATTGATTCCAGCTGTTCAATCATTTCCTTACTGAATTGAACACGGCGAACTTCTTTACGGCGACCTACTTTCTCAGGTACTGCAAAATCCGCTCGCTCATAGTTCGGTATGAACAGGAAGCGTGGCAGGAAGCCTGACGAAAAGTCTTGTTTGCGTGTGTTGTCAAGGATAAGCTCTTGAGTTGAGTCTCCAAAGATGGAGTAGCAAGGTTCGTGAACTGCCTTAACATCATTGTCAGCATTGGCACGCTTAATGCCTGTCAGTATACCGCCAACTTTACGCTTGGTTGAGGCATCCATTAAAGCTTTCTGGAAGTTGTCTGGGTTATTAGGGTTCATGCGTAAACCAGAACCTAACGCCAGGCCAAATTCAGGGTAGAACAATTGTACCGAGTGGAATGACGGGTTAGCCATCATCTCAGCAAATGTCCTGGTTGCAAACGTTTGCTCTCGGGGTATGCGTAACAGACTCAGTGGCGAGCTTTCAGGTAAGCCAGCTTGAATCTGCGGGAACATCTCGGTATAAAGAGACTTACCGATAGATGAGCCACCCACAAGGATGATGTTAGTCACCAGGAAGTTAGCATGACCTTCAACAGGGCAAACATACTTGCGTCCTGCACAGTTACTCAGGATATTGAGAGCAGTGCCGATAGCATAGTCATTCACTCGTTTACTTGGTGCAACATTACTTTGCACTTCAGCAATCAATGCTTTAAACCCTGTAGGAGCTGTACGGATAAACTCCTCGGATGGGAGTATATCCTCATCAACTTTGAACTCAACGTTATCGGCTAGCTTAACACCAGACTTCTTCATTAGCTCTTTGTTAATGTCAAGTGAGAAAGCAGTCTTGACAAACAGTCCGTCACGTTGCATCTCTTTGAGTACAGTCTTACCTACACGGCTGAACCATTGCAGATATTGTGTCTCACTCAAATTGATACGGCTTGCACGTCGTCCTGAGTACTGAGCTGCAGCACTGGACATAAAGATGCGCTGTGTGACTTCGTAATTACGGGTAACACGAAGTAAGTCTTTCAATATACGGCTAAGACGTTCGGAACCATCATTACTTACACCAACACCATCAGGTGCATGCTCATTCATTGGGTGTTCTAATGCCCAACGAGTATTCTCGGCTAACTGAGCATACAGCTCTTTGTCGTGCTCTTCACCCAGGTCAGGGTCTTGCTCAAACTGTACATCAATGTCAGGAGCTGAAGCATCACGGAAGAATCGCTCAATAGCTTCATGCCATTGCTTGGCTGATACAGGGTTGGCGTTGAACTCACTCAACACGTTACCTGTCATTACCAGGAACATCTCAGCCTTCTGGATTTTAATATCCAGCAGGTCGTCTTTCTCTTTGGACGTTGCTGCAGTCCATGGAAGAGGAACAGCGATGTGCTGACCTTTACCAGAGATTGACGTCTCAGCATAAGCACCACGAGTCCCTTCAATTATGGCTTTGTGGGTTGCTTCAATGTCTGGGTTGTCTTCATGGTTGTCCAGGTCGACGAAGTACCAATGGCGAGGAACAATCAATGCTGGCACAAAGGTGATGTTACCTTGTACAGCTTTAATCTTCATCTCACGATTGCGAATAGCACGGCTCAATGCTTCGTCAAACGTCATCCATTCTTCAGGAACAGTTGTGCTGAAGGAACGCCCGGACGGGGCCCTTGCGGGTTTCTTAGGTTTTGATTGTACTTCGAGCTTATCGTCTTCGTACGTTAATTCGAAGATACCCCAGCGCTTCATATCTTTGAAGACTTGAGGGATGCCTTCTGGTTTGAAGAACTTCAGCCCTAAAATATCACTCGGCTGACTCGTCATTGTCATTGCTGGTTACCTTGAGGGTTGGCTTATAATAGAACGATGCTTCAGTGTGTTGACGTACTGTCAAATAGCCTTCCTCGACAAGCAGGTCAAGTGCATCTTTAATCTTTGCACGTGCTGCTTCCGGGTCTTTGTAATATTCAGCTGCAGGAACCAGTGTTAATGGTGACTTGGTGAAGTATCGCATTGGCAGTTCTTGATTAAACAGACCGACTTTTGTGATACCACGTTGCTTGCAGGTATATTCGTTTCCTTCCGAAAGTAACTTAACACCGTTGCGGATATGACGCAACAGCTTTGGCTTAATCATTTGAGTCTCTCCTCGTTTTAGCGGACCTCTATTATATAACCAAAAAGACATCAGTGTACATAGACTTTTATGTATTTTATACTTAATTATCTATTTACTTGTCCTTCCTTTATATGCATAATAAATGAAGATTAACAACAAGGAGACACAATAAATGTATCATTCAATCGTAATTCGTCGTACCAAGAAACAAGACGACGAGTTTGTAACCCGTATGGTTTTTCGTTCATCCGATATTAAGGATATTACTATTGAAAAGGATGCCGCAGGTATTCCTGTCAAAGGTTGGTTGACGACTGACTCAGTTACTGAAGGTGACAATACCGCTATTTCTTTTACCCGTGAACACAATGGCCCTGAGCTCGACCAGTTAGAAGCTCTGGCCAAAGTATTACACAACACACCAACCTACTTTACAGACAGTGCAGGTAACCTGTTCCCATATAGTAGTATCATGTATGTCAACACACAAACACTGTCTCTTCACCTTACTAACGGTGTTGCCATTAAACTTCATCCCACAGAAGAATGGCCACACTTCTACGACGAGTATCGCAACTGGATGGACATTTACAAATGAGAAAGATGTTTGTATACAAAATGCCAAATGGTTACTTGCGGGCAAAGAAAGGTCCGTTGGGTGGTACACTTCTGTTTGAGACTGTACCTACTATTGACCAAGCGAGTAAGTCAAGTACGGAGAGCTTCTTCCGTTATGTAGTTGGTGACAATGCTATCGGTCACTGCGAAGAAGTAACATTAGTTACTGTTGAACAGAAACATCAGGCGGCAATGCGTTTATTGAAAGACCTGTTGGATAAAGAAATTGCATTCGCCAAAGAGCAGGAAGAAACTGCTCATCTGCCAGAAGACCGCAAAGATGCTTGTCGTGATTACGAGAAGATGGAATTGATTAAGGAGTTGTTCGGATTATGAGACTTTCAACTCGTGGTTATATGGCAATTGTTTGTGTAGTGTATTGTGCACTTGTCTGGGGTATTACGGCTTACTTTGTGGCGAGGTAATATGAAACATCAGGGCACAGTAACATTCGTTGTTATTGTGCTCTTCATTATTGGGCTAGGTTACTGGTTCTACTGGGACCATCTCGATATGAAGAAGCACAACTGTCAGCAGACAATGGAATCACGTCAGCGTATGGTTTGGATTAGTACGTACGACGCAAAGGGTAATCCAACAGGTGGTTATCCGACGTTTGTAACTGACTGGCTTTATCAATGTGACGACCATCCTCGCTGGAGATAAAATGAAAACCAAAAACTATATTAAGCGCGTTGACAATTTAAGTGAACTTGCAGCAGGTGACCGTGTTCTTATTGCTGACCCAACAAGTAAGCCACTTATCGGCTATGTTGAATCTATCAGCGACATGAATGATGGTAGCATTTGTGTTTACGTTGATATTCGCTGGCGTAAGCAACGCAAACTGGTCGAGAAGTGGTATGACGACCAGTCAGGTATACTGGCAAGTGACAAGTTCAAACTTGTATTCCGCTTCACTGAGCTGTACGCTACAGACCTCAAGATGAAGAATGCACTTGCCCGTATTAATTACAAACCGCACTATTTCAGGGAGTTACCATTTTGAACTTTGCATTCATGCACCAAGCTAAACCCGAAGGCAGTGACGAATGGGGTGGCACAATTGACTTAATCATGCTGGAAGATGTACGCAAGATTGAGTTCCTCGTAAAGGGGATTGGCAAGCAGAAAAATAATGTTTTACGTGTGCACACTACTAATGGTATAATAGAGCTTAAGCGAAGCAAAGCGATTGCTCTGTTCCGGGAAGCATACAACAACTATCTGGCGGTTCTGTTGCCAGTTCAATCTACTCCTGAAGAGGAAACAACTGATGGTCAAATTAACACCGGAAGCAATGGAACAGCTGTCAACGGAACAGCTGATGGACAACCTGGCGAATCTCAACAAGTGGATGACAAAGGCGAAGGAAGACCAGGAGCTTCTTCGCCGGACAATCAAGTCTCGTCTTGAACGTGACATGATTATCAGCAAGGGCAAAGAAGGTACACAGACTACTGACTTCTCCTTGCATGGCGTACCTGGTAAACTGAAGGTTGAACAGAAAATCAACCGTACACTTAACCAGAAGCTGGTGCCTGAGGTAATGAAGAAGTTACCGAAGATTGTTGCGGCTAAACTGTTTAAAGCCAAATACGATATTAGCATCACAGCTTATCGTAACCTGACACCTGAACAGTTGGCGATTGTTGACCCTATCGTCAAGGTATCACCAGGTATTCCGACTGTAACATTTACTGCGGCTGACACGGAAGAAGCTGCTGAATAATAACAAGGGGCAATAAAGCCCCTTATCTTTTTGGAGGAAACGATGTCGCGTAAAGATGGTAAGCCATATAGTCTTGAAGACAAATACCAACACCAACTTGGTATACTAAAAGCTGTAATGCGCTCAGCTGGTATGGACGAGAAAGAGCCTTTGTGCAATATCCTTCCACGTGTACGCCATATGTATCAGGACAATGCAAAACTGCGTCAGGCAATTGACCAGGCTATGTTGTATGGTGTATCATTCCTGCAGGTCAAAGCATTCACTGAACCAGGTCAAGAGCTGGTAGGTATATCAATTGAAGTGGTCGACAAAGAACGTGTATTAATAACGGTGATGCCTGATGAAAATAGCACATCTGATTCTTGATTCGATTGTAGTTGGTTGCCTGGTTTACGGGTGTTATCTTGCAACACAAATTGTGGAGTACATTATCCATGGATAATAATAAAACACGTGTACTTGTTGTCGGTATACCAAGCCGTCGTGGTTTATTCGCTCTTGAACAGCTTGAAGCTCGTATGAAAGGCATGCTTGAGATTGACTTCAAGCCGTTAGAAGAACATATTGCGGCTATGGGCAGAAGCGTTCGTGACAAAATGGTTATCATCGACGAGATTGATAAACCCACAAAGCACGAAGTCGGTACTTACGCTGCGATGTTCGGTGTACCTGCCAAGACTTATACCCCTCCCCATAAAGCTAAGCGTAAGGGCAAACGTAAATGAGTAAGTTAGATGATTTGTCAAAGCTGGCACACATTGCTGGTGTCACTGTAAAAGAGTCAGCTGCATACAAACTCGAAGGCAAACCTTGTCTTCTTTGTGGGTCTGGGTTTCATCTCATTTACGACCCGTACAAGAACAAGGAGCAAGCCTTTGACTTAATGCTGAAAGCTGGTATTGAGCTTCGTATTGAGGATGAGCTTGTCATTGCTAATGGTCAACAGTACCTGTTTGCAGACTATGAACAACCTCATCATTGTTTGTGTGATGCTATTTGCACTTCTTTATTAAAATAAAGGTATACATCACCACTAACTAGTGATATAATCTTTTTAACGGTTAAGCAATAAGGAAACACAATCATGTTCAATCTGTCCCGTATTCGTCGTGCGCTGTTTGGACCTACAGCTTTTGAACGTAAGTATGAAGCAGCAATCGCTCGTCTGGAACAGGTTGCCATGTCTGCTTCTTCTGTTGGTAAGAGCATCAACTATCAAGGTAAGGCACCGGCTCACTTCAGCGCGGGAATTCCTATCCTTGACTTGAAAGTACATCCATTCAATGCTTCACACTGGTGGAGTTCTTTTGAGATGGCTGAATTCTTTTCCCGCCCACAACCTGAGGTGACTCACGTGGAATTATCGCATATGATTGGCAAGGGTGTATGCGTCAAGCTGTCACTCGATACAAACGGACCACTTAAACCTGGTCGCTATACTGCACGTATTAATGAAGTACAACACATTACTAAACAAGGAACAAAAGCAATGACTAAAGTATTCGACAAGAACGGCAAAGCACACGACGCGGTAAACTTCGTTATCTGTGTTGACGAAGGCAATACTCGTCTGTTAACCCAGGGTAAAGTGTATGCCAATCTCGGCGGTACCGATAATGCATATGAGAACATCTGGGTTATCGATGACCGTGGTCTGAAGCAGAACTTCAGCACCACCCGTTTCCAGCAGTTCAAGTCTGAGAAACAAAACTGGGGTATTGCGTGCAAGCAGTACGCCAACCTTAACATCGGCAAAGTGTACAACATCGAAAAGAACCGCCCAGGTGTTCGTTCGCTGGAAGGCACTCGTCAGATTGCGTGTGTCGACGAGACTGGTAACTGGCTGACCTACAACGAAGATGTGTTCAGCGCAATCAAGCCAATCTTCTCTGAGCAGTACCTGACATCTAAACTGATGTCTGCACAGAAGCTGGCGACACATACTCATTCCGAGCCAGTGTCAATCAACCTGACTCCTGACATCGCTGACGACAAACTGAAATATGTCGGCGTTAAGTTTGAACCTACTGGTCGTGTGTATACCTACAAATACATCGGCAAAGTCAAAGTCGGCGACAAAGCAGTTGTTGATGTTCGTAACAGCAACTATCCTGAGCTGACAGGTACTAAGCTGGTTGACGTGGTGTCAGTGTCTGAAGCCAACTCGTCAGGCTTTAACAGCGCAACTCTGAAATGGATTGTGTCTGTGCCTGACTTTGAGAAGTATGAACGTCGTCAGCAGGCTGAGCAGTTACTGCGTGAAGCATCAGCTCGTCTCGACCTGGAAGTACAGGCTGAGCTGGACCGTCGCAAACAGTCTGTAGTTGCCGAGCTGGCACAAAGCAATCCTGAGATTGCATCACTGTTGCAGGGTATCGCAGCACTGAAAGACCAACTGCAGTAATCAATACGGCGGGAGCAATCCCGCCTTCTTCCTCCTAAGGAGAGTACCATGGAATTGTTCAAAACTAAACACACTGTTTATACAGCACCGACAACCGATGAACCTAATATGGTTTATGCGGTTGATGTCGTAAATGTCAACGAGTTTTTCTCTTGCCGTTTCTATATCAATACCAAAGCAAGGGCAGACCTTAAAACTGACCTGACCCAGCGTGTGCTGTATGGTATTGTTAACAGTGTTGAGTTCCATACCTTCTGGAAAAACAAAGGTATTGAACTTCCTAAGCCTCTTGACATTATGCTTGTCAGCAAGGCATTCAAAGAAGTATACAAATTCAATGTATACATGCCAGACATGGAATTGCCATTGTGGGTTGAAGCGTATAACGAGACTCACGCCGGAATTCTTCTCGATGGTCTTGTCACAAGGCTTGGTCACCATCCGATGTCGTGTAATGCAACTCGTGTGAAATAGTAGTGTACATACCCCATATAAGTGGGGTATAATACTCCTATGCACATGAGGAGCGAGCCATGTTAAACATCAATCAATTCCGCCAGACCCGTAAACTTAAAGCGGGTGAAACTGCAGACCTTTGGACTTACGGTGTACATCACGATTGGGTTATTGAAGAACGTTACCCACAAGATGGTGTGTCCGAGTTCTATGTTTGCGGTGAGCAATTCAATTCCTTAGAAGAGGCTGAGCTGGCTCTTCACAGGATGTACTCCGACGATGAAATGTTATACGAGGATTATCATTAATGGTACAAATCCGTTCAACTAAATCGGCAGTTGAAAACAAACTGCCTAAGGTAGCGGTTTATGGTCAGTCTGGTGTAGGTAAAACCAGCCTGGCCAAAACGTTGCCCCATGGTGAAGTGCTTATCATCGATGCAGAAGGCGGACTTATGTCCGTCGCTGACGCTGATATTGACTCAACTCCTATCGGTAAGTTCCAGGATATTCTGGACCTGTACAAATGGCTGACTGAATCGCCTGAAGCGAAGAAGTACAAGCATCTTATCTTCGACTCGTTATCCGACGTGGCAGAAGTATGTCTTGACTACGAGAAGACTCAGGTCAATGACAAGCGCCAGGCATACGGTAACACCAACGACAAGATGATGTATATCATGCGTCAGTTCCGTGACCTGCCTTTCAGTGTTGCGTATCTTTGTAAGCTGGAGAAGAACAAAGATGAAGTTACCGGTGCGATGCTTTATTCGCCTCTCATGCCTGGTCAGCAGTTACCGAAACAACTTCCTTATCTTATGGATGCTGTACTTGCTTTACGCATGACTGCACCTGATAAGGACGGTAACTGTGAACGTTACCTGCAGACACAACCTGACTTCCAATGGGAGGCTAAGTGTCGTAATGCACCAGGTCGTGAACTGGAAGCACGTGAGCCTGCAAACCTGGGTTGGATTTATGATAAGCTGCAAGGCTATCATCCTTACCAGCTTTGGTATTACCACGCTGAATCTGACAGCTATATCTTGCTCACTGGTCGTGAAGCAGAACACACTAACCAGACTGACCCTGGTGGTGTTATGAAAATCGGCACAGATGAATCTAAAGAGAAGCATCAGGCGTGGATGGCTAAGAAGGCGGCAGAACAGGCCAAGGCCGAAGAAACATCCGGTGAATAAAAAGGTTTACGCCGCGATAAAAAGTGGCGTATAATGTGTTCCACGGCCGAACGCTGCCGGTAAAGCGTTAAACATAAACTTAAACTATTGAAAAGGTATAACTCATGGCTGAATTACAGTTTAACTCTGCAGAAGTCGAACCGCAGGCGTCGTTTGACCCAATTCCTAAGAACTGGTATCAAATGATGATTGAAGAAGTCGAGCTTAAGCCGACTGCTGCAGGAACTGGTTCATACCTGTCCCTTCGTTTGCGTGTTAATGAGGGTGAGTTCAGTAACCGTGTCGTGTTTGACATGATTACCTACTCCAACCCTAATCAGCAGGCCGTTGATATTGGCCATCGCAAACTGTCTCAGCTGTGCCGTGCAGTAGGTATCGTTCAGCTTACCAGCACTGACCTCCTGGAGAACCGCGTTGTTCTGGGTAAAGTCGGTATCAAAGTTGATAAGTCTGGTCAGTATGACGACCGCAACGATATTAAAGAATACAAAAATGCTTCTGAAGCAACTACCGCTGTAGGTTCCACTGCGGGTGCGTCTCAACAGACCGCTACTCAAACGAACAAATCTGCAGCTGCGGGTGCACAGACGGCAGCAGGTGCTGGTGCAACTTCTGGTAATAAAGAAGAGCCGGCTCCTTGGGAAGAGTAATCTAACCCAGGTATAAACACAAACAGGAGCTTCGGCTCCTGTTTTTATATGCGGAGGATATATGGATAAGTGGGATAAGCGTTTTTTACGAGTTGCTCGGGAGATTTCTACCTGGTCTAAGGACCCAAAGCGCTCGGTCGGATGTGTAATCGTCGATGCCAAAAAGCGAATTATATCAACAGGTTATAACGGTTTGCCTGAGCAGCTAGACGCCTTAAAAGAGGTGCCTAATGACCTCAAGAACGCATTAACTATACATGCCGAGGTAAATGCACTAGCTAATATAAGGAAGGAGTTAGACGCGTCTACGTTAGGCCCGGTTACTGTATATATCACTTATCCTCCGTGCGAACATTGTGCGAAGATGCTCACTGCCAACTTGAATGTAAAGCGTGTTGTGGCTTTTGTACACAAGGCTAAGCAGACCAAATGGAAAGACAGCATGGCAAACGCTGTGTCTCACCTGGTTGTGGGAGAGGGAGTTATCTACGATGAGTTTGAACCTGGAGACATTACAGGAGAATAAAATGGGGTTGTTGGATAAGCTTGGTAAACGTATTGACGTTGCTATTGTCGAAGCCCACGAGAAGGAAGAACGACGCGGCCATCTGGGTGCATCCCAGATTGGTCACGAATGCTACCGTTACTTGTGGCATGTTTTGCACTGGTCGTACAAAGAGAAGTTCACAGCTAAGCAACTACGATTGTTTAACCGTGGTACACTGGAAGAAGACCGTATTATTGGTTGGCTTAAAGCTGTGTGCGAGGAAGTACTTCCTGTCAATCCTAAAACAGGTAAGCAATGGCGAGTCAGCAAGTTCAACGGTATCTTCTCTGGTTCGTGCGACTGTGTTATCAAGTTCAATGGTGCATGGGCATTAGCCGAGTTTAAGACTCACGGCGACAAGTCTTTCAAAGAGCTGATTAAACATAAATCAGTCAAGGCCAGTAAGCCAGTGCATTATTCTCAGATGCAGGTTTACATGCGAGAGCTGAAGCTTGACAGGGCAATCTATATTGCAATCAACAAGAACACCGATGAGATGTATTATGAAGAGATTACTCTCGACTTGTTAGAAAGCGATATGCAGCTGTCAAAAGCGGAAGCTGTAATTACAGCTGAGTCTGGTCTTGATATGCCGAAGCTATCTGAGTCTCCGCTATGGTGGCAGTGCCGTGCTGGTATGTGTGAATATCATCACCTGTGCCATAAAGGTGCAATGCCAGATAAGAACTGCAGGACGTGTGCTTATTCAAGTCCGGTAGAAGGTAAGGTGTGGTACTGTTCTAAACACGAACACAATCTTGAAACTATACAGACTCAGCTTGCTGCATGTGGTGACTATAAGCCAGCAGATGTCTTCCCACAAAACGAAGAGCCCGTAACCTTCTCCTTAAAGTAAAAGTGTACTCTATCACATGGAAGTGATATAATATCTATATTAAGTGAGGAGACGTTAAATGGCTTTTGAAGCTCGCTGGTATCAACAAGAAGCGGTCACTGCTTGGTGGTCTTACTTCAATTCACATTCAGGCAATCCATTGATTGTCATGCCTACTGGGTCAGGTAAGTCTCCTGTACTCGGTATGCTTATGAAGGATATTCTTACTCAATATCCTCGTCAACGTATTCTTATCCTGACACACGTCAAAGAGCTTGTTGAGCAAGATGCCAAGGCTATTACTCGCCATTGGCCACATGCTCCAGTCTCTATTTATTCGTCGTCTGTTGGTCGTAAAGACTTCTCTGGCAGAATCGTTGTTGCATCTATCCAGTCCATTATTAATAACCTGGAAGAAGCTGGTAAGTTCAATCTTATCTTTATCGACGAAGCACATCTTGTACCTGAGAAGTCAGAAACAACTTACCGCAAAGTAATTGCTCACTTCAAAGAGGTTAATCCTAAGATAAAGGTTACCGGTCTTACAGCTACTCCATATCGTTTAGCCGGTGGTCATTTACTTGATTGCGGTATATTCTCAGACATCTGTTATGACCTAACAACACCTGATTCATTCACACGACTCGTGAATGAAGGCTTCTTGTCTCGGTTAGTTAACAAGAAAGTATTGACTAAGATTGATACTTCAAACGTCGGAACAAGAATGGGTGATTACATTCCATCTGACCTTGAAGCAGCAGTCAATCAATCTGATATAACCAGTGCAGCCATTCGTGAGATGATGCACTATGGTAAAGACAGACATCATATATTGGTGTTTGCAGTAAGTGTTGACCATGCACATGAAGTAGCCGATGAGTTTGAGATTCGCGGCTGGAAGACAGTTGTAATACACGGCGGGCTCAGTAAGAAAGAGAGAGAGCATCTGCTTGATGAATTCACAAGTGGTAGAGCTCGTGTCTGTGTTAACGTAAACGTATTGACAACAGGTTTTGACTATCCAGAGATTGATATGCTCGGGATTCTCAGACCATCAACTTCTGTCGCTTTGTGGGTACAGATTCTAGGTCGTGGATTACGTACTGCCCCAGGTAAAGAGAACTGTCTGGTAATGGATTTCACATCTAACACCATTGACTTAGGTCCTATTGATGACCCGGCAGTTCCTCCTCGTCTTGGTAAGAAGAAAAAGAAAGGTGGACCAAAAACAATTGGTGGAAAGGAATGTCCTATCTGCCAGCAAGTAAGTGGTTTTGCCGCCAAGTTCTGTAAGCATCCAGCTAAAGGCAGTAAGCCTAATGAAGAGGGTGTATATCCTGCTTGTGGTCATGAATTTACATTCCAGACTTCTGGTCCTGCATTAGCACGTGAATCTTCAGAAGAAGAGGTTATGACAAATGGTCAGTTACGTGTTGTTGATAAAGATGTAACGCTGGTAAACTATTCTTTGTTTCAGAAGCCAGGTCGACCTGACAGCATAAAAGTAATTTATTATTCCAACCTGGAGATATTCACAACATGGGTTAACGTGGAAGCATTTGGTTCAGCTAAGACTATGGCAGATGCCTGGTGGAAGAATGCTGCAGGTACTGAACCACCTTCTACTTGTGACGAGTTTATCAAACGTAAAGGCGAACTATCTATACCGAAGCGGTTGAAGGTATGGATTAAACGCCCTTACCCACAAATCATGAACTATGACTGGGGGAATGGTTTTGGCCAACCAAGATGATTTCAATGCAGCTGTTGCGGTAGCAAAGACGTTACCACCAGAAGCTCGTAGACAACTCATCATCTTTTTACAGGATATGAGTTGTGTGCAGTGCCTCTATTATAAGGAAAATGTCTGTACACGGTTCGGTAACAAGTTACCGCCGCCGAAGATACAGGCATCCGGTTGTAAAGACTTTGAGTATGACATTCCTTTTTAGACGCGTATGAAAAAAGTTTAAAAAAGGTGTGTACATACTTTTTTAAAAGGGTTATACTTAACCACGTAAACAAACATTAAGCCCTGTAGACGAGGAAAAAATTATGAGCGAGAAACTGACTTTTGTATCTGGTAAAGAAGAAGTAAACGGCGTTATGTACCCTGCAGCAGGCACTGGTGCACGTTTCGTTTGGGACCTGGCTGACCAGGCTCACGAAGCAGGCCAGTCCAGCTCTGACGTAATGGACCAGGTTGTTGCGCAGACTGAAATGTCTCGCGGTACCGTTTCTTCCCAGCTGACCTACTGGCGTAAAGCCACCGGTAAAGTTCTGGCTAAGCGTGTTGACACTGCTAAAGCCGAACGTGACGCAGCTAAAGCTGAAGAGAAGCGTCTGAAAGCTGAAGCGCGTGCTCAGGCTAAAGCGAAAAAAGCCGAAGAAAAAGCGGCTGAGCAGATTAAGAAAGCTGAAGAGAAAGCTGAAAAAGCCCGTCAGAAAGCCGAAGCTGCTAAAGCTGAAGCTGCTGCACTGGCTGGCGGCACTAATGCCGACGAAGCTAACGACGAAGCTGAATAATCGGCGCCGATCACGAACGCACCTCTTCGGAGGTGCATTCAATGGGCATCCTTGCTACTCTCTCCTTTTCATCAAAGCCTGGTGCGTTGGTATTTGTGAGGGTGCCCAGTGAATGCAGTTCAATTCTGCTCGCTGACCGAGATTTGGTAAAAGCCATGATGTCTGGGTTTGAGTCCCAGAACGCCATAAGGGGTATTGGCTCGCTACCTTGACCCTGGCGCCGGATGTGGATGGCGGTCAACCAATTTAGTTGTGGTGTTTTGGCAATTTCCTTTTTGACATCCTCGCGGGATGGCAGGTTATCCACAATAACACCAGGTCGCTGAAACACCACAACTAAGCTGGTTACTTGCTGTGTGTTCTCTCTTAATCGCTTGCGATAAGATTAACGCTATAATCCCATGGGGAGAGCACACAGCAAGTGTACCGGAAGTGCATGATTCAGTTGTTCATTGTTTGCTCCTTGTGTTAATCCAGCCCTGCCAAAAGGACCAGTTTGCGCTGGTCCTTTTTCTTTTACCCGAAACTAAAAAAGTGCTTTACCCCTAGAGAGTGATATAGTATAATAAAGCATACTTTGTTAGGAGAGAATACAATGAACTTACAACGTGTTGCCGAATCATATTACCACATCTGGATTCTGCGTCTGCAGGGTCAAATAGATTTTATCAATAACACTGGCCGTGAAGATTATCTGCCTGCAGATGCTTTCGCCAAAGTGTGTCAGTACGCCAAAGACATTGAATACGAGTTTGATAAGGTCAAATTCACAGCTGGCGTACAACGTGCCTTCACAGCTTTTGAAACAACCATGCGCTGCAAGTTCCCATATATTAAGCGCATTTCCCGTACTGGCCTTTTCATTGTTCCCTTTCCTGTGGGTAAAGAACGTTACGACGTTGTAGAACGTGCCCGTCATATTATCTGGTCTACCGAGACCAAACGCAAATTCATTGAAACTGTTTGTAAGGAGCTTCGCGATGCGATTCAGTAAAGTAGCAGCCGGTGTAACAGCTTTCCACCAGAAGTTTGACCTTAAACCTATTAGCGAAGGCGGTAAGCCAGAATTCAAACTTCGCTATGACCGTCTTATCGAAGAGATGGACGAGATTGACAAGGCAATCAAGGAAGGCGATAAAGCAGAATTCCTGGACGGTATTGTTGACCTCATCTATATCGCTGCAGGTACTCTTTACCTGTATGACCAGACTACCTGGTTTACCAATGATTTTGAATATCCTGTTCATGTCATTGACCCATGTAGCTGGATGGAAACCTTTGATGCTAAAGGTCTTCGTGTATATGTAAAAGATACTGAAGACACGCATTGTGACCGCTTGTCACAGCTTATCATCCATCTCATCAACTGGTGTGCAGCAAATAACTGGCCACTTGATGACGCATGGGATGCAGTACAGAAAGCCAATATGGCTAAAGAGCGTGCCAAACCTGATGCTAGCAATAGCAAACATAAGTCAGGCCAGGATATTGTTAAACCTGAAGGCTGGGTTAAACCAGATATTCAGGCAATCATCGACGCACACACTAACCCTAAACAAATGGAACTGCTGTAATGAAAACTTACCAAACTGTTGACGCACTGTATGACGACCTGATTTCTCGCCTGCTTAACAACGGCGAAGAGTCAGGCGACCGCACTGGTACAGGTACCCGCCGCCTGTTCGGTACTGCTTTCAAGTTGTCTTTCCAGGACAACAAGCTGATGGTTCCAATCTTCAAGCCTGTTAACATCAGGGCTGTAGGTGCAGAACTTTACTGCTTTATCAACGGCCTTACCAACGTTGACGTACTCAAGTCACTGGGCTGTAACTGGTGGGAAGCTAACCTGCAGGATGCAAACAAACGTTGGGGTACACCTGACAACCGTGAGCTCGGTCCTGTGTATGGTGCGCAATGGGTTAAACCATACTGGAAGAATGGCGAGTTAACTGACCAGTTGCAAGAAGTTGTTCATGCGTTGAAAACTAACCCGACTGACCGCCGTATGTACGTAACAGCGTGGAACCCACAAGAGCTGCCGAGCATGGCTCTTCCGCCTTGTTATCATGGCTTCCAGGTATTTGTTAACAAGAAGAATGAGCTTGAGCTTATGTTCCATATGCGCTCAGCAGACGTTATTCTTGGCCTGCCACATGATATTCTGTTGCATCAGCTGTTACAGATTATGTTGGCGGCAGAAGTAGGCTGTGGTGTTGGTGACCTGACTGTAACGCTGGGTGATTACCATATCTACGAAAACCATGTTGATGCTTCAATGCAGTTCCTCAACCGCATTGTAGATAACATCAATGAGATGTACGACACTAACTCCGAGCGTCGTCCGTCTATCAATCCTATCTACACCACGTCAATCTTTAACTTCCGTGTAGATGATTTGAATGCGGTTGTCGCAGATTATCAACCTATGCCAAACATTAAGTTACCTATGGCTGTATAAGGAGACAGGCGGCTTCGGCCGCCTTTTTGACTATGGGCAAATTCAAATATGACACCAAAGCACTTCAGCAAATCGTTGAAAGGGTTCGTCCTGTCAAGTATACTGATAGCGGTCTTATGGGCAAGCTATGGGTGGACAAGGAAGTTATGCACTCGTTCTATAAGAACGTATTATTACGAGTACCATCTCCAGGATTCCCAGATATACAGGTTGATGCTGAATCGTTTCGCAAGGCCGTTAATGCTGCACGCACTAAAGAGATTACTTTCAACATCACCGACGGGGGAAACCTCACAGTTACAGCAGGAGTTCTTAAAACAAGAATGCAATGCTTATCTGAGGTTTTGCCGCCAGTTGCTTCAGTCAATACGTGGTACTCGTCACACGGAGAACTTCTTCCAGTTTTATCAGCTCTCGCAAAATGGGTACCTAATGAAGCTCCACAAGTCTGGGCGACATCATTACTTCTACGCGATGGCTTTGCTTACGCGACAAATGGTAAGTACATGATACGTGAAAAGCTCAACGTTGATTTTGAGTTTGAGTGCGCTATATCAAAACCAATGCTTGATGCTTTAGTAAAGCTGAAGATGGAACCCACAAGTGTAGGTTACTCACGAGGCCAGATGTTCTTTGGTTTTGAAGGTAACGTGCAAATGGATTCACCTGTACTTGCAGCAACATGGCCGGACATATCCAAGTTCTTTGGTATGGAGATGAACATGGAAGATATTACGCCAGAGTTCCTGGAAGTAATGGACCAGTTAACAGGATATGACGAAGGTCAGGCAGTGCTGCAGGTTATTAGTGAGAGCAAGGCAAAGGCTAATCTTCCGGACGATGTTATTCCAAAGATGACTGTTGACATCAACTTTGAATCAACTAAGTTTACAAAACCGTTTAACTGTGTTATAAGTCAAGTGAGCAAACTTGCAAAAGGTATGCAACGTATTGGACTAGGAAGTCAGGCGCTCAGAATGGAGAACGATACACGTACCGTTGTACTTGCGTACGTAAGGGCTGGACAATGAGTTTTCTTTTTGATGGATTTGAAGGGGTCAAGAATGTTAAACCTATCAACCGTCCTATTCCGCATGTCAGGGATACTGGATGGCGGCCGCGCGCGCATTACCCGGACCTGTCTTCTGCGAAGCTTATCGGTATTGACTGTGAGACATGGGACCCGGGGATGGACACAAATGGTTCTGGTTGGGCCAGGCGGGAGGGTCATATCGTTGGAGTTAGTGTCGCCACAGACAACGGATTCAAAGCTTACTACCCAATCAGACACGAGCTCGGAGCAGAGGATAACCTACCAGTTGCAGAAGTATTTGGTTGGTTACAGCGGGAACTTTCGCGACCTAACCAACCTAAGGTCGGTGCTAACATCACATATGACCTGGGCTGGCTTTCTGCAGAAGGAGTGGAAGTCAAGGGACTATGCATGGATGTACAATATGCGGAAGCTCTTCTGGATCCAGGTGCGCGTGTGGCGCTTGAAGGACTTGGTAGAAAATACGTAGGAGAAGGCAAAGACTCAGCAGAGATGTATGAATGGATTGCTGAAGCATATGGCTGTAAGCCTAATGGTGAAGCCCGTAAGTATATCTACAAAACGCCACCACGTCTTGTGGGCTACTATGCAGAGTCGGATGCCGACCTTCCAATTCATATCATGAAAGCCCAGTGGCCACATTTACAACGCTGGGCTTTAACTGACGTGTTCTATATGGAGTGCGAGCTTATACCATTAATGCTCAAGATGCGCTTCGCAGGTGTTCGTGTTGACTTGGATGCTGCACGAATAGCTGATGACAGACTGTCAGAAGAAATTAAAAAGATGCACAAGCAAATAAGGGACCAGCTTGGCTTCAATGTTAACGTGAATTCAGGTGGTGACCTTGCTCTTGCTTTTGACCATCTAGGTCTTGAGTATGGTAAGACTAAAGCAGGTAACCCATCATTTACGGCGGACTTTCTCGCGGGCTTGCATCATCCGTTTGCACAGCTTATATCCGAGATTAAGTCTTATGAAAAAATACAGTCCACGTTCATTCGTGGCTACATATTGGGGATGAATACAAATGGCTTCCTTCACGGTCAATTCCATCAAATGCGCGGTGATGACGGTGGAACCGTTAGTGGTCGGTTTAGCTCGTCTGACCCTAATCTGCAGAATATACCGTCTCGACACAAAATACTGGGACCACTCGTTCGTTCTTGTTTCGTACCAGACATCGGCCACAGATGGGCTTCAGCCGACTACGCCCAAATTGAATATCGATTCATGGCGCATTTTGCAGTCGGACCGGGCGCTGATGAGCTACGAGCAATTTTTGCGGCTAACCCCAACGCAGATTACCATACTGTTATGGTTGACACAATCAGGGAAGCCTCAGGCCATATTATAGAACGTAAGCCAGCTAAGACCATTAACTTTGGTCTGTTATACGGAATGATGATTAAAGCTCTAGCCCGTAAGCTGGCTATGTCTGTAGAAGAAGCTGAACCAATCCTTGCTGCGTACCACCAAGGTGCACCTTTCATCGGCGCTACAATGAAGCACTATGAAGACCTGTGTTACGAGCAAGGATATGTAGAAACTATCATGGGCCGCAAAACGTGGTTTGATTTGTGGGTGCCAGAATGGGGCGGACAAGGATTTACTCCGCTTCCGAAAGATGAAGCACTGGCAACATACAACCGTGGTAATATTAAACTGGCTAACACCCACAAAGCAATCAACCGAGTGCTGCAAGGGTCTTCTGCGGACCAGATGAAAGCTGGTATGTTGAAAGGTTACAAGGACGGGTACTTTGACGAGATTGGTGTTCCGCGTCTTACAGTACACGATGAATTAAACTTCTCTATCCCTAACACTGCCAGAGCAGAAGCAGGATTCAGAGACTTTGTAAAGGTCATGGAAACTGTGTTACCGCTCCGCGTACCTGTTTTAACGGATGCGCAGATAGGTATGAACTGGGATGAGGCTCACTGATAGGTCTATTATATGTCTAATATAGGTTTAGAATATAAGGTAGATGAAACGCTTAAGGCTAGGGCGAAGGAGATACTAGACGCCTCAGAATGTAAGACGGGATTGGACTGGTTTATGCGGATATTCCAGGAAGAACCGGCTGAAGTAGCCAAAAAGCTTTACAAGAGCGGTATTAACTGCTATGATATTACCGCCCTGTGTTTTGAGATAAGAGGCGAGGACGACGCATGGACTCAAGAGCTGTGCGACGAGCTTGAAACAATTTACTGTGAAGAAGAATGTAAATGATTGAGACTACCCGCACATCAGATGTTAATGATATGGCATCGGATGCCGAACAGATTGCACGCGATGCAGCAATTGCAAGTCGTGTTCAATATAAAGGTGTAAGTCCTATTGACTGTTATCAGTGTGGTGACCCAATAGAACCTAAGCGACGTGAGCTTATAGCCGGTACAGTACTTTGTGCATCTTGCGCTAACCTGAATGAGAAGCGCAAGCGGTAAAAAGAAAGGGCCCTTACTCGGGGCCCTTTTCTGTCCATTCAATTATCTTATCGACCTGGTAAGAACACTTATCCAAAGCATCTCCCCTGTCCATTGCAAGCTGACCTATATCCTTCCAGGTCTTACCGCCTAACACAGGCTTTCCACATCTGACAAGATAAGCGCTTGGCGGGTACTGCTTAACAACACGGTCTTTATAAATAACCTCAGGACTATTGCATGAGGTCAATAACAGCATCAGGGGCGTTAGTATTAGCGCAAGAATCGTTCTTGGTAGCCTCGTCATATTTAGGTTTCCTGTCTTTGAGCTTTTGCTCAAGCTCAGCATTTTTAGCAGCCATATCAGCAGAAGCTTTACGTTCAGCAGCAATGCCATCTTTTAGTGACTGGTTGGTATTAGCCAAATCAGCATTGTCTTTATTAAGCTGCTGGATAACGTTAGTCTTGTCGGTAATATCAGACTTGAGCTCACGAACCCACAAAGACAGGCCGACCACAACGATACCAAAAATCAAAACGATTATTGCACTGGTTTTAGACATAACGCCTTTTCCTTCTGCTTACGCAGAGTCAAGCCACGGAACTTGCCACCCATGTCCCAGTTGGTAATCTGATTGCACATCTGATTCCATTGCATGTGACGAGCAGCGGTATATATTTTCGTAGGTGAACCATCTTTATTACGACGCAGCTTAGTACAACCATGGTTAAACACCATTGAAGTCATTGCGCTGAACTGGTTATCATTCATGTCTTTACCATGGAACCAGTCATTAACACAGGACTCAGCTTCCTGGATGTTCTTGACCCAGCGGTCAGCAATCTCCTGGTCTGTTAATCCTGAGCGTCGTACAGCAGGCTCATCTTCGTAAATGCGACTACCAATGCCAACAGTAAGATAACCAGTAGGGCAAACATATGGGTTGCGCATACAACCTTCTGCGTTGCCAATAATTTCAAGACCTTCCTGGTTGGTCCGTACGTGCGTACTGGTCATTGATACTACAAGACCAATAATAGCAAGCACGGAACAACCACCTTTAGTCGCTGTTGATTTTAGACTCACGAAGCACCTCTTCTTCCGAAGCGAACTCGTCCTCTATCGGCTTCTTACGTTTGTAATAGTCCGACATAATCTTAGTCCGTCGTGTTTGGTTATATGTTACAACGACAAGCATTGCCAGTGAACTGATGATACCAATAAGAGTACCCCAATCACTTAAGGAGAGCGTACTTATCACTGCTGTGACCCAAGCCACGAACTGACCAATAAGGGAAGACTTGTCATTGTAGTCCAGCATCCCGTATCTCCGGTTTATTGTATACTCCAGAGAGGATTATAGCACGACTACTTGACAAAAGAAATATGCCAGCAGCTGATAAAGCTTGCTGGCATCAATAGCTTATGGTCTTTCAGGCCAGTCGATATGCGGTGCAACTGACAAGTCGAGTACTGTAACAGCAGCTCGATATTTGCTCAGTAATACACGGCGAGTTGGGTCTTCTTCTTTCTCGATTTCACTGTCAACCCATTCACGTTCAGTGGCTAAACGTAGCTTAGCCTCTTCTTTCAGCTTGTCAGCATGCAGGATAAAATTACCATTGACATACAACCACTGGAAGCATACTTCTGAGAAGTTCTTGACATCAGGAATCTCATCAACAACATACACACTTGCGTTGACAGGAAACATCTGACCAGGTAGTTTAGTAGCCGCAACAACTACATTGTATTCGTCAACGGTAATAAACCATGCATCCTTGTACTGACGGGCTATTAGCCTTACAACCTCGTACCAGTCGTTACCACCAACATCCTTGATGAACGTACATCCAGCCTTAAACTTGGCGAGATTAACAGCCGTCCTTTGTGGGCGATATTCTGTGAAGTTATTAAACTGTGCAAGTTCCATAGTTACTCCGGCTTAGCAGGCAGTTTCATGGTTGTGCCTTCGTTAATGTCAGCACGGTTAACTACAATACGATAGTCACGCCACAAATCAAATAAGCGTTTTTCTTCGTCAGTAGCTTTACCTGAATCAATAGCGTCGCGAAGAATAGATACCTGTTGAGTAGCTTCTTCCAGCGCAGTTGCTTTACGGCGTCTTGCTTGCTCGATACCCACAGAAGGGTCGACTTCGAACTTCTTACCGTCGAACAGCCAACGACCTACACGTTTGAGCATAGCATCAGGTGCACCGTCGACAGCAATAACAGTACAGCCATTAGGAAACAGAGTTGACGGGTCGTCAGCAACTGCTGTCACTAAACCAGACTCATCTACTGTAACGAATGAATATCCCTGGCATTCAGTATTAAGCTCAGGAACGACGTCATACCAGCAACGCCCTTCTGGCGTCCCCAAGAAGGAGACGCCAAGAACGTTTGCCATATGCTCTTCACTTTCACTTGCGGGTAAACGCGGAGTGAATGGGCCGAACTTTTTGGCAATCTTCATTATACTTGTCCTACAGTGAACCAGCTGCCATTAACGAGAATCTGAATTGGACGAGAGAACACGTTACGGAACTCATCCTCACGACCGCCTTTAGAGTAGATGTCAAAACCTGTTGCAGCATGACCAGAAGGCATACGCAACACGAATGACTCACCACCGTTTCGGGCATTCGTAACTTCAGCACCCAGTCGAACGCTGTTTACAACGCTCGATAAGTCGACAGGCTGAGGGTTATTTGGTGAGTATACTCTAGTCCCATTTTCACACAAAGTAAAGCTATTTAATGTAGTTACACGGTTGTTAGCACCGTCAACTGACAGAGCAGCAATACGTCGGTCTGCAATACCACCTGCACGAGAAACTGCCAGGTTGATTTGCGTAGCACCACCAGACACCAGAAGGTGCTGGATGTGAGTCATAGGTACTGAACCCCAGCGAGCAGCTGTAATGACATTACTGTTAGCCGACACAGATACTGACGTCAAGTATTCAGTAACGGCAGTACCACCTGCGACGTTACCTGATACTTCATGAACAGCCACACCGGCAGTGTTAGCAGCACGGAACAGGTCAGACGTTGTACGTGCGATGTGAACCCAACCTACAGTACCCATGTTACCACGGATAGAGTCAGAACCATCCATAGGAATGAAGTCCTGGTTGATGTTCAGGTCGCTAGCATTAGGACGGTTGCTTGGTCCATACTGACCTTCCCAGGTGTTCCACGTACCATTAACTTTATTGCGAATATACAGAATTCGCTTATTGTAAGGAGTGGCCCATTGTGTTGCGTTGTTTGCGTCAATCTGCATGTGCAGAATCTCGCAAGCAGTACCTGATTCAGGACCACCTACACCTGTAGCAGTCAACTGGTACAGACCATCGTTCGTGATAGACGATGCGTTTGTAACAAGCTCAGCATTGCCGCCAAGACCGAACGAACCTACCTGGATAACGTTACCTGATGCTTTACCAACTTGCTTGGCAGCAGCAGATGCGGCCGTCAAGTCTAGCACAGGGCGCCACTGGGTAGGGTTGTTAGCCGGAGCCATGTTAATGTTCTGCACCAGACAACGATAAAGCATGTTGTTAGCATTGACCTTGACAAGAGCACCTACCGGATAAGTCTCAGTAGCAACCCAAACGTCAACACCTTGCTGCAGGATATAATGGATGCCTTTGTCAGTACGGTTACCAATGAAGTTAAACCACTCCATCGGTGGAATACCGTCTGAATAGCCCAGGGTCGCACCCCAACCACGAGCAAGGTCACCGAACGGTAATAGTTCACCAGTACCTGCGGAACTGGCGAAAATATCATTATCCGGTCTTGTCTGTACATCAGCCATATACGTTCACCTGTGCTGGTAAGTTTACAGTTGCATAACGATACAGCGCATCCGTTGCATCTATGCTTGTGTTCAAGTTAATCTTCACACCCATAGGTCTTGGCAGGATGTCATAGTTCTGAATGAGCACCTGCTTCAGCGGAGTGAGTGTACCGTAAATTTCAACCGTGATAGTCATATCTTCGTTGTCAGTAACAACAAAGTTATTCTCACCGAAGAACTCCAGAAGGAAGTCAATCAAATACGGCAAATTGCCTTCCTGGAAGTTCTTCCATATTTTCATCTTGATGTAAGTGCGTAAGTCAACATCATCAAGAACAACTGGGTCAAACAAAGATGCACCGTAACGGTAGAACGGACCACCTTTCTTTCCAGACGAACCACCAAAACCGAGTACGTCTGGAATCTTATTTGTAAAGCCGAAGAACTTACGCTCAACACCTTTCTTCAGCACACGTGACGCACCAACCCTTGCAGCAACGTTATCGAGGCCTTTACCAAAAGCCTTGTCAATGTTCAGGCTATCTACAACCTGTGCCGCACCATCCCAGATAGGTTGTATCGCGTCATCAAAACCCTGGATAGTTGCCAGGGCTTTAGGTTTATCAGCGTACTGCTGGATTAGCAGTTGTTTGTAGTTAGCCATCAGCGTTCACCACCGCAATAGTAATTCTGTCTGCGGAGAAGATAGCTCGCTGCAGAGCAGTAATCTTTTGAATAGTGCCACTTGTGGGATTAGCAGTGGTACCCACAAAGAAGGACTGAATGTAGAAGTTCGGGTTAGCACCTTGTACTAGCTGGCCCAGTTCGTAAGTAGATACCTCTTCGCCGATGTTAAACACTTTGGACAAGATAGCATTTTTAATCAAGTCCTCAGACACATCAGTGAATAGCTCTTTACGAGCAACTACAATTGACGCGTACATATTAACGTAAGTTGGCTGGCTCCACTTCATAGTGCGCGGCTTACCAGTCTTATCAGTAACGTTATACGACTGCGTACCAATTTGTTTACAGCCTGTTGATTTACGGCGGAAGATACAGTCTGCGATATTAGCAGGAGTACCACCATCAACTACAATCTGCATACTCTTAGCAGGCAGACCTGTTAACGGGTCAGTTGTGTCTTCATCGTTCTCGTAACCAGCTGCAGCAATAACATCTGGCATCTGACGAATCTCAGCAACGATACCATCGACAGTGTTCTGTGATGTAATACCGTAAGAGTCATATGCCCGGTCTACTGCTTCAGAGTCAAGCTCAGTAGAAGCACCACCAGATGATACCTGCAAGTTAGTTACTTTGGTTATACCAGGTACGATAGTCTTAGGAGTAAGCACATCGTTAGCAAGCACAACAAAACGGCCAGTCTTAGTTGAGCTGAAGCTAGTCTCAACAACACCTGTATCATCAAGCGCAACAGTTGAGTTTAACTGGTATTCATTACCTGCATCATCAGCTACGATATAAGGCACACGAACTATGGTATTCTTTGCGCCTTCAAGCTTAACACGAGTAAGCAACGTAACCTGCTCAGATTTACGTGCCAGTTTCATGTAAGCAAGGAACTGGTCAACGAAAACACCTGACGCCTGATTAGGGTCGAGCATGGAGAACAGGATAGCAACTTGCTCGTCCTGGTCTGCAAAGATTTGTGCCAGTATGCCAACCATCTGACCATCGGCAGACTTAGCAGACAGGTCAATGTCAGCACCGTACACACGACGGAACAAGGTCTCGAATCTGGAAATCCAGTCATCGAGCATTACCGGCGTGTAACCTGTTTGAGTTACCGAGCCCATTGATTACCTCGTCTAATTAATTGGAACGCTGCTGTTGACAGCAATCGGGTTATGGTAAATATCATTGACTTGCACGGAGTAAACAGCATGACGCGAATCCGGGTCAAAGTCAAGGCTAAAGCTGTCAATAGAAACAACACCATACTCGGACAGAATAGCAGTCTTGATAGCTGCCTCAAGTTCTGCCCATTGAACAGGTTTCTCCATAAGACCGAACCAGTCTATGCCATATTCCAGGTCATGAACCCAGTCTGCTGTAAAGCACTGGAGAATCTGTTTGATGCGTTGTTCGATGGATTCGGACTCTTCTGCGTAGTCAAGACGGCCACGCCCAAAGTTCCAGTCCCAGTTTGAATCAAGTCGTCTGGTTCTCATAAGCCACCCTATTGTGGACCGTCTGTAATACCGCCACCGTCACCATTCTCTTTGTGTTTGTGGGTACTGTACTTGATACCCGCAATAGTCGCTTCCTTGAAGGTAGCTGTTGTATTTGGCGCAGTCAGTGTCGGTGTAGTGGTAAGGTCAAGCTCAGTTGCTTTAATAGATACCTTACCAGCATTGTTTATATTGATGTAGTGCGTACCGTCTACCTTGCGAATAGTGACACCTTCCATCCAGTTGGTAATTCGCATTGGCTTAGGTCTGAAGCCCACAAGTACGAAGCAGTCAGACAGGTCGTTCTGTCGGAAGTCTCCTGGTACATTGTTAGCCGCAGTCTCATACCAGTTGTCAATGCAGCGGTCAGCTACAAGTAACAGGCATGGGTCATTCTCCTTTGGCTCCATTGTAATAATGAAGTTACCACCACCAAGCTGGAATAAAGGAGCGTCAGCTATAGGAGGCAGACGAAGCATTGAACCGTCTGGACGCTCAGCACTTATCATAGGTTCGACAATAACGGTTTGAGCGTCTTTGTCAAACGACATTATTCTACCAGGAAGACAGTGACGCTTGCCGATAGCAGCAGCAAACAATGCAGCTTCAAGTGCCTCGTCAAGCGTTGCTGTTTTGAAGTCGTTAACGGCCATAAGTATTGTTAACTCCTGGTTCTGTTACATAGTCATATTGTACTTCTGACTTTTTACGCGGCTTCTTGAGGCGACGTACTTTCTTGGCGAAGTCTCCGCCGAGTAAGGTCAAGTCAGCCAGCCACGGTCCTTTCGGTTTGTTGTCACCTCGGAATCTTACTGTGTCGATTTTATACTGTCCGTCGTACTGTGTAAACATAGAATTTACCTGCACGAGTCCACCGACAGAAAGAGTAGGATTGAGGTTGCACGTAACCTCCAGACCTTTGTCTGTACCACGAGGAGCACCAACCATTCCTGACGACACAGACAGCACGACAACCTCAGCGTCAGTATAACCATCGTTAGGAATGATGTTTAGCTTATTGTCTTGTATCGACCATGTTGCATTATTGGCACCAGCTATCTGGTCCAGTATAGCATGAGTCTGCCCGAACATAGTGCGGGCACGCATAAATGGTTTGATGTTGTTATCAAGACAGATAAAGCCTTCATCAACGTTAGGCATACTAGCAAGACACATATCAACAAGGTCGTCATGCGTTGAACCTTTTGTCAAGGTCGAAGACATGAACCCGTTGGTGTATGACTTGAGTGCATCAGCGCATTCAAGCACTGTCTGTATATCAAGACCGTTACGCTGGTCATTCGTACGGGTAATATCACCTTCGAAGATTTGGCGGTATACAACATCTGTTAAGCCATAACCCACAGAGAGGCGAACATAATCCCATTCTCCAGACGCTAACTTGTATCGGTTAGATTCAGTCAGGTTGAATACTGTGATTGTTGCTTTATTGGGATGCTTCGCATTACCTTTTTGAATATCAAAGGTAACGCGAAGGTTTGAGATGATTATGCCTTCTTTCCCGTTACTGACCTCAAGCTTTAACGCTCGGCCAAACTGACGGGTAGGCTGTTTTGTCGACGATGAAGACACTGCAACGTCCTCCCATATCATCAGCGGTCATGGGACCAATACGGCTTGAGGACTTATCGCTAACTATCAGCGCAATACGTGTGTCCCAGCCACCAAAAGCTACTCGGCCATATTGTAAGGCATAACTGGAACAAAGTACATTGTTAGATGAGACGTCGGTTACTGTTGCCTGCCAGAGCTGGCCTATGGTATTAAACCGTAGGTCAACCTGGTAGGTGTAACCTGCAATCTGAATTGAGATTGACTGACGTCCAGCGCTTGTCGGTTCCAGGTCATAGATACCAGAACCGTCATTCCCGATAATATCAAGGAAGTGTGTGGTTGTCATCAACATCAGAACAGACCTCGCAGGTTAACGCCGAAGATGTCACCGAGTGTAACGTTAAAGCCTCGGTTATCGTTCGCCTTCTTATCGCTAATAGATGTAGTCGTGTTGATGTCCTTCTTGGTGGTTGCATCACCTTGAGCTTGCGCACGACCGCTTTTCTTCGAACCTGTATTTGCAGGGCGGCCAGTTGACTTGGCAGCTACTGCGTTTGTAACAACAATCGGTACTTCCAGAATCTCACGGAAGGTTAAGGTGAAGGTAGCAGAACCATCTTTCTCCTGAACCACACGAACAGACTTAAGTAGCATATTCGTGTATTTAAATATCCCTGTATCAACGTCACAATAAATAACGTTTTTCTGGAAGTCGAGTAACTTACGGTACACAGATTCGATACGTAAGTTGTCCGAAGGCTTCAGCTGTTCCGCGATACTGAAGTCAGGTAACCATGGAACTAAAGAGCTAGAAATGGTAGCGTCTAAACCACCCCAGTCTATAAAGGAAGCTAGCTTGTTTACTGCTAAGTCCCTTGTACTTTCGAGGACAGTAGACACTACTTTAGGAAGCTCTATATCATCCAAGAAATCAAGCGTTCTCAGGCCGGTAACATCACTGATTGTGTCTTCCTGGATTGATGTGTCCAGGTAACCCACAACCACGCCTGTGACCGTTATCACCTTCGGCTGAACCGCAGCGTGGTCAGACGCCTTAGCACCGGACTCAAGTTCGTTGTCTGCTATATCCAACTCAGAGGAGTGCTCTTCATTGGTCACAGCATCCATCTTGATACCGCCACAGTTCCTGAATCGGAGTGTGGCAGTACCATCGCCCATGAGTGTGTTACGCGCATCATTCGCTAACTGCGTAGCCGAATCAACAATACCAGCAAAGATGTCCGTCATTGTTTCACCGCCGTCTGCGAGTTAGATTTGGAGGTAGCATTCTGATGAGCCAGCTTAGTCTGGTCTGCCACTTCCTTCCCAACCTGTTGTGGGTTTTCAACACCTGTGATGGTAGCATCAACCTTAACACTATTGTCGTTATGGACAACAACAGGAGCACCGCTACTTCCTGCAGACTGGTTAGCACTATTTAGTGCAGCACGCATCGCGCTACCACCTGGAGTAAGTTCACCAGTGATAGGGTTGAAATTACGCATTGACCAACCTAACAGGTCACTGAAGCTGAATCCACCACCAGCAGGTTTAGGTTGCTGTTGTGGGAGTGGGCCTGTACCATAACCGTCGGCAATTGCCTGAGGGTTGTTCATGTTTGGCATCTTGCTAAACATGTTCAACAGGTACTGACCACCAGGTAGCTGAGATATAGCTTCAGTAATCCAAAGCTTAATGTCTTCGATACCTTTCTTAATTTTAACCATCAGGTTGTCCCACCAACCTGTCAGCTTGTCCCATGCCCTGCCATCAAAGATTGCCAGTATAGCATCAGCTATAATAAGCACATACTGTTTAACAAGGCTCCAAGCCTGTACAGCTTCTTTAGACCAATTAACCATGGTCTCACGACCCGCTAATGCGTCATCAAGGTCGGCAAGCAGCGATATAATTGCAGCAATACCTAGAATCAACCAGGTTAACGGGTTCATCAGTATTTTGGCTGCAAGAGCAACAAAAGCATTACCTACGCGAGCAAGCACAGGAATAAGCTGCATCAATGCAAATGTAGTTATGGCAACCATTAATGGGAAGTTATCACCAACTACGTATACAAGACGCTTAACATTTTCAATTAAGCCGAATACAAGGTCATCAAACTTTTTAAACGCTGCAGTAAGCGTTGCATCGTTAAGAACAGATGTCAACGTCTTAACCAGAGAGATAGCACCTTTTGTTGCTTCGCTCCAGATTCTGGTCTGCGAGAATTTCGCTCGTGCAGCATACCAGATTGTGCTCAAGTTGGTAAGCTGAGCTTTCAGCGTATTAGCAACTTGTTCTGCAATTGGTTTTAAACGCTCAGCTTCTTTTTTCAGAGCGCTGGTAAGAATGTCAGACGTGATTTGCTTCTTACGCATCATGTCTTGCAGTTCACCGAGCGGCTTATCGAGGTAGCGCGACAGCGCACCCCAGATGTCAACACCGGCGTTAATGAACTGGTTCTTTTCCTGGCCCTGCAATGAACCCATCGCAGTAGCCTGGCCGTACGCAATAATGGTACGTGCCAAGTCACCACCTGTTGCGGCAGTGATAGTTTTGAGCATCTGGAGTGAACCGTTTAAAGGGTCAACACCATATGCTTTTAATTTGGTAAAGCCGTCGAGTGCCTCCTGGAATGGTGTACCCATTTGCAGAGACATATCCATCAGCGTTTTCCACGTTGATTCTACGTCGTAACCGAAGCCTCGAATCTTGGCGCCAATTACATCCGCTTCTAACGCGGGCGCAAACATCTTGCCGAGCGCACTTGCTGCACGCTCAGCCAGATTGATTACGTCACCGAGGGTAATCACAAAACGGCGAGACAGCTGGTCGAAGAGGTCAAAGCCAGAACTATCGGCCTTACTCTCTAGCGATACCAGGAAGCTATCGATTATTGTCGCCATGGATTTCCTCTAACTCGGCATAGTCGAGAATAGCTATATGCAGGTCACACAATTCGCATAGAGTGTAACTGGTCTTCAGCTCCTCCAGCTTTATATGGCCTTTGATAACTGGCAACCAAATAAACCAGTCAGTTTCTTGCGTCCCTGACTGGTTTCGTCTACGCTCTATTTCGTCGAGGGCATGGCTAGACCCGCTATTCCTGACAGGCCATTCCCTTTGAAAAAATCCGCGAATTGGAAGAGCAGACCTTCTTTCAGAATCGGTAGAATGTGACTGCGATACTGGTTGAAGTGCTGGTCTTTAATGTCGCCGAGTTTTCGCGGGGTTCCATTAACAACAACAACGGTGTTCTTGAAGATGAGGTCTTCAATAGCAGTCACTTCATCAGAACCTGCATTGTCGAGAACAGCATCAAGGATAACCAACATGGCCTTCTTACCGTCGACCTTATTGTCTTTACCCACAATGTCCGCACCACCGATGCCTTTGAACAGTTTCCCTGCTTTCTTCAGGACTGCCCAGGCAGGTAGTGCGTTTGCCAGGTTCATGTTATACGTTACACCGTCGATGTCAAATGATTTGGGCTCAGTCATTTGTCAGTTCCTTTTATTAAGCGTCAAAACCTTCGGTCAGAGTCATACCACCATTGTGGAAGACAATCGCGAATGTAGTTGGGTTGTGGCCGTTACCGCGGGTCCATGGGGAACCGTCAGTGAAGTAACCTTTCTTACCCCAGGCAAGGTCCTGGTTCAGAAGGTCTTTAGCCTGCAGAACAAACGGGACGAATCCACGGATGTTGTTACGCTGCAGGTTGTACTGGTCATTCAGCCATTTGGCATCAGGACCAGACTGCTTAACCTTAACGGTCAGCTTGATGGCTTTCGACGGGTTCATAATCTGAATGCCGTTACCATCTGCGCCAGCCAGGTAGGTGGACGCAGGGTCCACCCATTGAACGTCGATTACATCGGCGCCATCAGCCCAGTCTGACAACTGGACACCGTTAAGGCTCAGCACGCATTCAGAAGAATCGATGATCATTGATAGCTCCTTAACGAGTGAAGTTGATGAGGATGTCGCTTGAGTGGATAGCGCCAGCCAGTTTGATTGCAATCTGCATCACAACTGCTTCACGTTTCTCACGCTCTTCCAGAGGCTGGTCATCAACATCAGGGATGTAAATGTAGAAGCCAGTTTCCAGACGGTCGCCATAAGACAGCGTACCGAACTCATCGCCATACCAGATGCCAGGTGCAACCAAACCGTTATCCACAGCCTGCTGACAAGCAACAGCTGCAGCACCAGTAAGGCGCTCGTGACCTTTGTTCGTCTGCGGCACTTTCGTGGGTGACGTAGCCAGGGCGTTGAAGACGTAGGTCTGAACAGCGTTACAGAACCAGTCCAAGCCATGTACTTCATCCCAGAAGCGCGGCGGATTCGAAGTACCCAGTACAGTACCTTCTGCAATCATTGCAAAAGTGCTGTAGTAGGTGTACCAGTTAATACCCAGAGCTTTACACTTGTTGGCTTCAGTGAGCGTTAAAGTGTTGTTAGGCGTAATGCCTGGCTCTTGTTTAAACTTCATGGTAATCGTTGTGCGGTTACCAGAGAAGTTAACAGACAGTGCGCGGGCCATCGCGGAGATGTCAGCGTACTTCTGGTTGTTCTTGTCGTACTGCAGCCACAGGTTATCATAACCTTTGCCAGCAAGAAGTTTAATCTTGTTGGTATCGGTATTCTCGATGTCTGCAGCGTTCAGCGTGGTGTAGCTCATACGCTTTTTATCAAAAGCAGCTACAGCGCCGGCCAGAGTGGTAAGCTCATCGCCAGTAAGCTGAGCAGTAGGCGGAAGAGGACGAACTACATACCAGTTAGGGTATGCATCGTTGAATGAGTTCAACGCTTCTTCCAGTGTACCATCCGGGTCCCATGAGCCGATGACTACCGACTTAGGGCGCGGGCTTTGCGCAAAGAAAATCTTCAACGCTTCAATGACAACAGAGCCTGTACCCCAGTAGCTGTTCGCTTCTGACATAGTGGCGATTTCAACATAGTGACCGTTGTCCCCGTCAGGGAACGCAGTGCCTGGGTCCTGAGTCAGGAGAGCCAGTTTACCGAAGTCACCTTTGCTGATACCAGTCGGCGTGTTGTTCAGTTGAACGTTGACAATCTGATTGACATTCAACGGCATCTTGTTTACCTCATGGGGTGGACTTTCCGGCCATTATACACAGGAATAAAGTCTGTGTAAATGGCCAAGAAAATGTTTATTGCCTGGTTAGCCAACTGATTGATAGGAGCTATCAGATTCACTTACCAGTCCATTTGTTACAGTCGCTCCTATTCTACAACCACCGGAGGCGACGCCTGTTATCAATCCTGTATTATCTACAGTGGCGATAGTATCGTCAGTAGTAGTATACTGGACTGTTGACGCTGAGTCTGTTAAGACCCATTCTGGAGTAGTCGTAACAACAAGACTTTGCGTCGCGCCTACCGCCAAATCAGGCAATGAGTCAGTGTGAACTGACATAGTAACCGGGTACATACCTGAACCATCACTTACAGCTTCACCGTAAGACTTAGCACTCATGCTTATAGTGGCACTACCCTCAGCAAGCATTGTAACAAGGCCTGTTGAATCAACTGTAGCTATTGACTCGTCAGACGAGGAATAAGCAATATCGGTTAACGGCGAGTTAGCCGGGTCAGTAGTGTAAGTCAGCTGAACCTTGTTACCCACAAGTAGGTTACTCGGGAAAGAATCCGTTCTCAGGCTAGCTGGCGACGGTACAGTAATTGTTATCGTGTCTGTCTTTGCTCCATCTTCCGTTGTAACAGTAATGACAGACGAACCAAAATCAACAGCAGTGACAAGTCCGTTTGAATCTACAGTTGCAGCTGCAGGCGTTGCAGACGACCAGCTAACAGCCTTGTTAGTGGCATCAGCAGGTAACACAGTAGCGGTTAACTGAAGAGTCTCTCCTTTAATAACTGTAGCTGTATCGCCTTGGTCAATGGCAACACTGTCAGGATGTACAACAGGCGTATCAATACTGATGCCAATAGTAGCAGTAAAGCTGCCATCCTGTGTTGTTACAGTTATATTAGCACTGCCACCGGCTATTGCAGTTACCAGACCTGCTGAGCTTACCGTCGCAATAGCAGTAGCCGACGATTGCCACGATACAGTTTTGTTGGTAGCGTTAGCAGGTGCAACAGTGGCGTGAAGCTGAAGAGTATCTCCAACAGTCATGCTTGCTGTAGAACCTTCATCAATAGTAACACCAGTAACAGGAACGACAGGAACCTTGACAACAACAGCAAGAGTATCAGTCTTTCCACCGTCAGTAGTAGTTACAGTGATTGTTGCATTACCAGCTGCTACACCTGTCACAACACCTGAGCTGTCGACAGTTGCAATACTTGGTGCGCTGCTAGTGTAAGACACAGACTTATCAGTCGCGTTAGCAGGGAGCACGGATATTGCGGTAGGAGCTGTATCGCCGATGTTAACGTTTAAAGGTTCTTGAGTGGTGAACTCAACACTTGTCACATGAACAGTTGGCGGTTTTACCGTTACATCACATGTGTCAAACACATCAGCAGAATAGTTAATAGTTACGATAGTAGAACCTGGTGCAATACCTGTAACCTTACCTGTTGAATCAACAGTGGCTATGGTAGTGTCATCAGACTCCCATGAAAAGGTAAGGTCGTCTGCGTCAGCTGGCAAGTAAGTATAACTGAGTTGACCCGTAGCACCAACCTCGAGAGACAGAGTTGTGGGTGACACAGTAACATCAGTAACAGGCACAGGAGCTTTGGTTATAACGAACTTTATGACAACAGTGTAACCACCGTCGTCTGCTGTACCAGTAACAAACGCTTCACCAGCAGCAACAGGAGTTACATAACCATCAGCATCTACAGTAACAACAGCAGCATTGCTAGTTACCCAGTGCATGAGTTTATTAGTTGCATCAGCAGGGTCATACATAACACCCATTAACACGCGACCGTCATTTGACAGCAGCTCGTAAAGGTATTTGCTTGCCCATATACCTTTCAGCGGAACTTCGGGGGTAAAACCTTTACCCCCGTTGCTCTTGCTGAATTGGACGTCGACTACCTCATTAAGTGGAAGCGACATCTCAACTCCTGTTAGCCGCCAGAGGCAGCAGTTACAGTGATCGCGGCGGTATCAGTGAAGTTACCGTCAGTGGTCTTAACAGTAATAGTCGCTGAACCAGCTTTAACACCGGTAACCAGACCAGCGCTGTTAACAGTTGCTACGGTAGCGTCGCTTGACGTATAGGTAACAGCTTTATTGGTAGCACCAGATGGTGCTACAGTCGGGGTAAGCTGCTGGGTAGCACCTACTTCGACAGATGCAGTTTTAGGTGCAATTGTAACACCGGTAACTGCGACAGGCGGATTGGTTACAGTGATAGCTGCAGTGTCGGTTTTTGAGGTGTCCAGTTTTGATTTAGCAGTGATAGTTGCTGAACCAGCTTTGATACCTTGTACACGACCTGAGCCGTCAACAGTAGCAATGGTTTCGTCGTCAGACGACCAAAGGATGGTAACGTCATCGGCGTCAGCAGGAGCAATAACACCTGCAAGCGTTTTGAAGTCACCTACAACAATACTTGCTGTGTCTGGCGTAACAGTAATGCCAGTCACAGGTGTAGGAATAAACTTACCATTCTCATCGAGCTTGGTAGGTTTAGCCGGCGGAAATTGCGTAACCGACTCTTGACGCAGGTCTGCGTCTTCGATTGGACGATTAGCAGTTGTGCGATTTGCCATCTGGAGAATCCTCTTATTGGATGTGCGCCAGCCTATTATAAGCTGGCGTCTTGTCCATGTAAATAGGTGTTATTTGCCGAGGTCGTAAATATCTGCCCCGACACCTTTGTTCTTGTAAATCAGATACAACCCAAGACCACGAAGAATCTCACCTGAATAGAATCCAAAATACATTGCATTGCTTTCTGGACCGCTACCTGTATCAAGTCTTAAAGCTGGTGACCATCCGCCATCCATGATATGTCCAGGTATTCCGGTTATATCATAGTGGTCTTCCAGCTCATTAACCAGCAGGTCCATGAGTCGTTCAACTCCCGCTACACTAGACCCACAAAGGGCATCCATACTTGCGCCTGCCAACCACAGACCACACATGTGCCCAGTGAAGTCTGTAGGGTCAGGTAATGCTACACCTTCCTGAGGGAAGTTAGTAGGTGACACGCCACCAGACCGTTCCATAAAATCGAGCAACCAAGCAGTCCAGTTTTCAACGTACTTGACAAGCTTAGCTGGAGGAGTCTTCCCGCGATTCTTGAGTTCATACACAGCACGAGCAGCACTGAAGTAAGCACGAGGCTGGTATCCAGACCAAGCACTACCATTGCCCCAGTGGTACATTGTAAAAGTATCAGCAACGCCATATTTAAAGTTATCCCAACGGTTCCAGATATAAGCAGAAGCTCCAGGACCTAACTGACCAAACCGCTTAAAGTACCACTGTTGAGAGTCGTACAAGAAGTTGGTCATATTCTCCATTCGCTTTAAACCTGCAGCAGTATCATCATGCGTAAAGATGAATGGGTACTGATAGCCAGGATAAGGCATACCGTGCCAACCATCAAACTGCTGTGACTCAGTGTTGTATATGTTTGAGAACGGTACAAGGCCAGGCACATATGCCAGGTTATCTGGTTCGTAATCAATAACAGTACAGTCACCAAGCTTAACTGTGTATGGGTTATCCGCTGAGAACGTTAGGCGGTACTTGATTGTATAACCAAGGTCCCAGTCATAACGCGGTGGTACATCATTAACACAGTAGTAACTAATGATTGTACTTGTCTCAACACCATCAGGTAACACAAACGAGAACTGCGGTATGTCCGTCCAGGTAGGGTGGTCTTTACCTGGGGTGCCAGTATTCTCCTGATATGAAGCCAACGTAAAGTCGCTGTTCTTAATATCAATACTGGTCCAGCCACCTGCTGCAGCTAATGGTCGTTCCCAGTTCCAGCCCTGGTCGTCGGTAGCTTTAAGGAGCAACGGACCCGTAGATGTGTACGTCAAACCTGTTAAAGGAGAACGTGAGGCATCTAATAACCAGAACCCGATAATGCCACCTGATGAACCATCTGGAATAGTAAACTGAATAGTATTACCACGACGATTATCAAGTATATCTGTTCTGTACACCTGACGCACTACCGTATTACCGTAATCGACAGCGGCACGAATATCTGCAAGAATATATTCAGCACCATCTCCACGTTGACCCGCTACAAAGTCACTGAGCGGAATGTCATAGTTTGTGGGTGTATCTGCTAAAGGCGGAAGCTGTGCAACAAAGCGATAGATGTTGGCGTCGACATCTACTTTCTCACGGTTCATGTACATCTCAACCTTGACGCTTATATTCGCACCAGCATCATCCTTACCACCTGTTTCAGTACGTATCTTAGCAGTTGGCTTTACTTTAAACCAAACAGCTTGCTGTTCAAGCGATGACTGAGCAACCTGGTTTTGACGTAAATCAATATACCCAGCATCATCACGAGAATACAAAGCTTGTGCTTCTTCTGGATAAGACCAGTCGTAAGAGATGCCGTCAGTAAACGGAGACGATGCTGACGGGTCTTGTCGGAAGAACTGGTCTTGTCTGTCGATGTCAAGATATTCCTCCAGAGTAAACAATACAGCTTGCCATGCGTTATAATACTTTTGTTCATTGGTAATGCGCCATAACATATAGCAACAGTCACAGAACCAAAGTTCGGCGTCAGCAGCGTTACCACGTTGCAGCTCACCATGTAACGGTACGTTGATTGGGCGGTTATGCCATACTTCATTGCGCTTAAGCAGGTAACCACCTTTATCGACAGGTAGCTTCACCGCGTAGTTCAACAAGTAAGTACCATTGACAGTATGGTCGCGTAGTTGAATCTCACCTTTACGAGAGTCAGGTAGACCAGACTCAAGTATCTCACCACCCCATAGCTCGTCATTGTTGCCTGGCAGTACGCCAATCTTATCACCAGTCCAAGCTACAATGTACTCAATAAGCTGTAGCTCAGGTTCTGGTGCAGACCAGTCAACGGTGTAAGATGGTTCACCGAGGTAACGTGGCCAGTCAATCCAAGCTAACTGGTCTGCCGGGTCAGCTGGCATAGTAGTGATGCGGAAGTTATCATAGATGTCTTCCCAGTCTACTGTGTTAGCAATAGCTCGAACACCGCCGTTGATAGCAGGCCATGCCATATGACCTCGATGCGCCCAGGTTGCAACATCCATATACTCGCCCCAAAAAGGAGAGCCCTGAGGAACCATAGCCTTGCCATTAACAAAACGAATTGGTACGTTCTTGTACCCGCCCTGAGTAGGCTGTGAGTTGTTAATAGGAAAATTAGCAAGCACTGGTTCTTTGCCGTTACAAAGCCAGTTAGCAATCCATCGTCTTGGTGTATCTGGAATTGGGTCGCCTTCATAATAATACTGAACGTATGCGTTGAAGTACTCAATAGCTTTATCAAGGTAACGCTGTTCTTTAGTAGCCAGGTATGCATGAATCTCACCGAGTATCAGCAGCGACTGGCTTTCAGATGGTGCATCACCGTTAGGCTGATACTCCATCATAGTATGGGCAATGAAGTGACGGTTGTTCGATACTATGCCTTCTGGGTTGAAGACATAATGCTGTTTAGTAGCATCGTCAGTCTTGCCTGTATTACGTTCGAGGAAGTGATGGTGACCTTCGATAATGCTTTCCACATTAGCTCGGTGGTCAGTACCATTCCTGAGAATCATTGTATGCATTAGCCAATCCACCCGCCGTTGAAGAAGCCAACCCAGGTATTACCAGAGTCGCGAGTAATCAATGTAACGAAGTCCTCATAACCCACAAGGAAGGAAAGCACAGGCTTTCTGTTGTTCGCCCATTTAATACGTGAATCCCAGTTAGCTTTATTCGAGCCTGTACCTTGCTTAACAGCGATAGTAATCTGGCGTGCTATAGTAGCTGGGTCAGTAACACCACCAATATTAATCTGGGTAGTTGCTGATGTTAAAGTAAGGTTGACAACAGTCTTTGCAGATGCTGGCACAGTAACGGTAGCTGCACTTGCTACGGCACCGAACTCGTACAGCGCCGAGGTAGATGCCGCTGATGCGGATGCTGCTGCCTGTTCAGCTTTTGTCTGTGCTGCTTGCGCTGCATCTCGAGCAGCTCGAGCCTCAATAGCTGCTGTGTTTGCATCTTCAAAGTTGGGGATAGCTTCGTTGATTGCCTCATTGATACCCTCCAGGGTACGAATAACGCCGCCTTCCGGGTTTGGAATGCTAGGGTCGTCAGACATACCAAAGTCGTGGATAAGCTGTACAGCAATAGTTAGCTTATCAAGCTGTGCCTGCAAATCCGGGTCGATGTCTGTAGCCATTACGGCACCTCAACTGTTCCTGTGGCTTTCCCGCCGTTATCATCAACACAAGTAATATCAACCTTGTAGATGTAAGGCTGATTAATAATAACTTTGTGCACGTATGTAATCTCAAGAGTCAGCAAAGTCTTTTGAGCATAGCCTGCACCAATTGCACCGCCTACGTTCTTCAGTGGCGACATTTTGGTTATTGCGAAGTGGCGCAGTCTGTTAAATTGCTTGGCTGGTGAACTACCAAGCGCAACACGTAGCTTGCGCATGATAGCATCGGAGTTCTTACCAACAGCTGTAACCTTAACATCAATTACCATAGGTTGTACAACTGTCTCCATGCCCTGGTCGTCTTGATAAGTACGAGCAGGACCGAAGTCGTCAGCATCACCAGGTTTGAGGTAGATGTATGGCTGGCCATCTACTGTACCAGACTCCTCGCCAACGATACAGGAACCATCAGGTAACTGTAAAAGCTGTCGAACGAGCTCCCTGAGGTCCAATATGGAGAACTGCTGTAACGTAGTAGTGGCCATGACGACTCCATGGGTCGATACGGAATACACGATATGGCTGTGACTCATAGATAACGAAGTCACCGAGCTTTAATTCCTGATTGCTGTAAACAGCTATTCGTGGGAACTCATGCTCACCATCATCCTTTGTCAACAGGTTAGGCTGGTTAGTAGCTGCACCTGGTTGTATGTTACAAAGATAGACCTGAGGGTCATACTCGTCCTCAAAGTCACCATTGGGCTTGCGTGTGTCATTACGAAGCAGCACGTCGGTCTTTGTAACAAATAATTTGTCTTTGAGCAGTGATGTAATCTTAAGCATTACAACCTCCAGTTTCTTCCGACTTTGTAACCTATGGAATCATACAACTCCATAGATTCTCGGAGTGTACCTGGTCCAGTCTTTTTGCGTTCTGTTTCTGGTTTGAGAGGTGGTGGTATATTCTCACGCATCCTTTCATGCACTGCGTCAACAAGCATTCGACCTATGCGGTCGTTCAGGTCTTCAGCTGTCATGTCACCACGTAACACAGCGGGAACACCTTCTTTGAAAGCACGGTTGATAGCTTTACGACCTTTACCTCGACCGCCAACAGCAGACCTGAGGAAGCTACGCTCAGGCACATTGTTTAAACCGTACTCATGCACCATTGCTAATTCAGCATTACCTATACCGTCTTTAGGGTCGCTTCGTCTGTTCTTGTCAGGGTGAACACCTACCGTAACACCTTGACCGTTGAACGACTTAAATGCTCGGTAAGTAAATTCGAACTTCTGTTTGTCGCGTCGCTCAAGGCGTATACGAAACATCACACCCTCCGGGTTCTCAACATTGCACCCACAAGGTGTTTGAGCAGGCCGCGAGTATCTGTAATCCAGTCAGACGAAGCACCTGTAACACCAGACTTTGAGTCGAAGTATTCAATCTCAAGGTTACCAACTTTCTTACGACGTAACGCCTGGTCACCACGCACACCTTCTTCGCTTGCAGCTGTCAGCTTATCTGCTAACAGGTAAAGCTGTGCAAGTTTAACTTCACGAGGTATAACGTTCTCAGCAATATCAACGTTGCAGCAACCAAGACCTGAACGAGGCCATGCCATAGGTTGTGTCTTGCTGACCTTGCGGCCAATCCAGTTATACTGAGTATCAAGTCTTATCGCCGCTTTAGCCGCTTGATAATACGGGTCAGTGCCTGGTTCAATGATAATGCCTTCGTTAGTGATGAACTCATCAATCTCAGCAACAGAGACATATGAGTTTGCGCCTGGGACGATTGTACCGTCTTCGACAATAATGTTGTAAGCCATCAACCAATCCTCCAGCAAGTTTAGTCCGATTATACACCAGAACTTTATTGCTGTAAATAAAAAAGGCGTGCTCGTCAGCACGCCTTTTGTTAGTCCCGTTTGTGGGTTTAGATTGCAGACTTCGCAGTCAACATAACACCAGCGGTGTCTTTGTTGGAGGTCGCAACTTTAGACCAGGAAGCAGCAGCTGCCAGGTCAGCATCAGTAGGAGACTGACCGGCTTTGTGACCGACCCAGCTGTAGCCTTTCAGCGACACGTTGAAGTCGTATTCACCCTGCATCTGACGGAGGATGTTCTCACCACCAGTCTGCTCAGAGGTCACCATGTCGTACAGACCGCCAACCTGAACGATAGCCGCGGACGGCGTCAGGCCCAGAGTGTGGTACTTGGCAGAAGAGCCAGCGCCATCAACCAGGGATGGGATGTCGGAAACAACGTAACGACGACCCAGGAAGTCTTTGTACACGTTCAGGTCACCAATCTGGAACAGGTGTTCCGTGTTGTTGATAGCCTGGTCGATGAGGGAGTGGAACGCAGTAGAGTGCATGATGTATGCACGAATCTGCTGAGAACGGTCACCCATCTTCGCGTTGACTTTGTTCAGGTTCTGCATGGTGATGTTAGCAGCAGTACCAGTACCGCCGGTAACATCCAGAACAACGTCAGAGTTGTCGCCGATAGCAGCTACCAGACACGCAGCAGTGGTGTTCAGGTAATCCTGGAACATTGCAGCAGAAGCCTGTGCAGCAACAACAGCCGCCGGCTCAGTATCGCCAGCGCCGATGCGACGCATCATGGTACCAGTGATGTTCAGAGGACCAACGCGGCCGTCGATTTTAACGGAACGGTCCAGAATCTGACCCAGAGTCTGAGCGTTAACCTTATTGGTACCAGCATACGCGTTACGGCGAGTTGCGATACCATCAACCAGCTGCCACATGGCCTGCTCAACGTAATCACCGATTACGTACTGGTTACCCAGAATGAGGGTGCCGGCGGAAGCTTCGTTGAACTTCTGTACGTCCTGGTCTACCAGCTCAGTTGCTGTTGAACGTACCTGTTCGTTAAAGATATACAGTGACATTATTTTTGTCCCCATTGAGTGTTTTGAATTTTAGCACGAGCACGTGCTACGCGGTCGTCCCCGCCCCCAAAGGAGTGCTGTTGTTCACCACCGCCGTTCCCACCAGGATTAGCTCCGCCGCCGTTGGCACCGCCACCGCCAGCCTTGGTTCCACGCACAAGAGGTGCAAACTGCTTATCAGCACGCATGTGCTCAACGAGCTCATCCGGCGTCGTAGCAGTCGGGTTACCCATGACATCCACAACTGTGGTTTTCCAGCGACCATCAATCTCTTGAGCGCGCAGTCGAGATTTGATGTGCGGCATAATCAGAGCTGGGGTGTCAGAGAGTTCATTTGCCAGACGCATGGCCAGGTTATCAACCATTTGACCTTCAAGCTGCGCCTGCAGTAATGCTGTGCGACTGTTCGCATTTTCAATATCTGCCTGATGCTTTTCACGCAGTGAACGTTCCAGCGACTCAACATCACGGTCGCGGCGTGCACGTTCTTCTTCAGCCAGACGAGCACGTTCAGCTTCTTTTTTCTTTTCTTCGAGAAGTTTTTTGGTGTGCTGTTCCATGCGCTGTTTTTCTTTGCGCAGTTCTTCCAGCTCTTTGGTGGTTTTTTCGTCTGGCTCAACGTCCAGGCGGTACGCACCAGATGCATCGTCTTTGACATAAAGACCGCGGAAGCCTTCGTCAATTTCGTTCAGGTCAGTTACAACTGTTTTAAGTGCCATAATTTATCAATCCTATATGAGAGGGGCTCAATCCACTCAAGTGGGCTCCGAACAGGTTTGGGTCAAACCGCGCAGCCAGCCATCCGAAATCCACTGAGCCCTGCAGACTCTCGTGGCCGGCTGTTGCGCGGTTGACAAAACGGATTATATAACCCAGTTAGCATAAAGTAAATAGCTTTACTCAACTTTTTCTGGATTTTTTTCGTTACCATTATTGTTCTGAGGCAATTGAGCAGCTTTTTCAGCTTCTTTCGCTACTTCCCGTGCGTCACGTTCGGCCATCTCTTCGTCAATGGCTTTCTTCGCTTCTTCATCGGTCATTTTAGCAATGCCAGCTTGTTTCAGGTTACTACGCATTTCAGTGAAGGTGATAGCACCAGCTAACCATTCATTTACCAGCTGCTGACGTTCCTGATAAGTCATTTGGCTGTAGATGAAGTTGTAGCTCAGGTTAACGGTCAGCTCTTTAGGGTCATGTCCGTAGAACAGGGCACACCAACCAAGGGCTTCACGATAAGCTGCTTCAACGTTTTGCGCAACAGTTACAATCAACGAAGCTTCAGATGCTGCTTCGTTTTTAATTTCAACTTCACGACGTTCTACTTTACCATTCTCACGAATCAGACGAGCACCGATAGCAATCATCTGCGCTTCTTTTTGTTTCATCGCTTCAAACGGCTGGGTGTTAGGACTTGTCTGAATCATGCCCACAGCTGCGTTAGCTGGCAGCGGAATACCGCCGTACGAACCGAGACGCAGTTCACCCTTGAGAACGTCTTCCACCCAGGCTTCTGTCAGACCTGACGCCCATACTGTGGGCTGACCTGTAATGAAGCATGACTCTTCGTAGTCAGCAGAGTTACGATAGTGTGCAATGTTCAGTACAGCAAGGTCAAACATTGGTGGCGGGTCAATCTCAGTGCTGTTAGTTTCAGAACCGATAAACTTAAACGGAATAAACTTCAGTGGCACACCGTTTGAATCTTTGAGCGTCGCCGTTTTTTGGGTAACATACAGCGCACCGCCTGAAACGTTTTCAGCTTTTGGGTCACCCTGGTTAATCCAGATTGACTGTACACAATTGCCATCCTGGTCCAGGTAAAGGTGACGCCAAACCGGTGTGTAGTCTTGCTGGAAGCCATCAGTAACCCCCGGAATCTGTTCACAGATTACAACCTGCGTCAGAACTACTTTACCTTCACGATACTCTTCACGCCAGTTGATTACCTGCCATGGCATGTACAGAGTGATAGTTGGCTGTACTGTACCATCCATCAGCTCTTGCCGAGTAAAGCCACCAGACTCACGCGCTGGAGGGAAGTCAGTAAGAATACCCGCCCGACCAAATGCCAGTACAGATTTGAAGCAACGACGCATCTGCTGAATCGCACCAATACCTGCACCGTCAATATTGACACGAAGCACTTCCATATCATCAGGCATAAGCATTTCAGGCGGCTGCTGGAATACCAGACCAGTCATACCTGATAAAGTACGTTGCAGCACGTTATAGAATACAGCACGCTCAAGGTACTGTTCATAACGGCGCATGTTTTCTTCCGTACAGTTAGTTGGGTCAGGTTGCGGAAGATAGTACGTTCTGCGACGTTTAACCGCCAGCTGGCCTTCAATACAATCTTTAATCATATTGTACTTGCCAGCATTCTTGGTAAGCTCAGGACGCTGGTAACCTACGTTCGGAGTACTCGAAGATGGTGTTGACATTTTACCGTCCCATGTTAATCTTGATTGATGTAGTATAGCGGTTGATACCTCTCACAACCATGTAACGGCAATCATCGTATACGTGGTCTTCCGAGTTAGTATCTACGTCCTCAGTGTTGTTCTTATCACGAGGAAGAACTGGCAACGTGTTAATTGCTGCCGGACAGTTTTCCATGAAGTAGATACCCGGCTTTTCCGTTTCGTCCATCTTAACATTTTTCAGGAGCTGACGGAATAGCTCGAGACCATTTATTCTCGACCCTTGCGACTTATCGGCTTTGACCCAGGTTACACCGGCGTCTTCCATTTTCTTCGCAATAGTCTCCACGTCCTTTTCCTTGCTCGCGTAGATTTGACCATCTGCAGGACCCGCGTTGACATTACTATCTATCCAGCCACCAGCTTGCAGGTTTTCTTGTATACGAAGAATACCTTCGGCAACTTCCACAGCTGATAGCTTAATACCTTTGTTGGCTTCTTTCTCAGAGCAGCCATACCATTCAGCGATACGAATAATTGAACCGCGCGGTATGTAATACTCGTTACCTTCATCGTCAGTTAATGGGGCACCATTAGCAATTGCCCAGAATCCGACAGAGAACGGGTGAGTAGAACCCCAGTCAAGAGAACGTTCAATTGTCCAGCCGCGAGGTATACGCATACGCGGTAGAATAGATTTAGTCGACCATACATCGTCGAGAGCACCACCAGCAACAATATCCCAGTCACCATCTTTCATCGCAGCAACAAGAGCTGGGTCACCCAGACCTTCAAGACGGTCGCCGTAGTCAGGGTCGTTTTCCATTAACGTTGGGTTATCTGTCATCTTCGCAGGTATGTACTGCCTGGCCATACCACCTTCGCGTTTTTCCTGCTTAACTATTTTCATAGGTGGAGCAGCTGTAACGAAAGTACGTTTGACCCAGTTGTGACCTACACCGCCAGGGTTCGACCCACAAAAGATGAGAGGCAGTGGCCGGAAGAAACCTTCGGGTACTTCCAGTGCACCGAGTCGAACACGGTTACGAAGGAAGCGATACATCGATTCTGTGAAGTGAGTAAGCTCATCCATCAACAGAACGTGAATCTCAGCACCCTGGTAAGTATAAATGTCTTTCTCGTATTGCAGGTGGCACAGGTTAATACGAGCGCCATTCCAGAACTTAATAACGTTGCTGGAATAGTTAATCTTGGCCTTACCTGCTTTAACCATGCCATCCAGAAGAGCAGGATAGCTTGTGGGTCCAACCATATGGTTAGCAGTCAAGTCGTTGTAGTTACGACGGAACAGGTAAATCTGCAAGTCAGGTATCATGCAGCACATAATGATTGACATTACACGCATAAGGTGGGACTTGCCACCACCTGCAGCGCCACCGTACAGAATCTCAGTGGCCTGAGACTGTAGAGCGGCACCTTGCCTGTCATGCAGGTGGAAGTCGAGATTCATTACTCTTCCTTATCCTCATCGTCAGTGACGTTAACTTTTTGGTCACCGATGGTAATGTTCAGGTTCACACCGTTACCATTAAGTGTCTGGTCGATGTCAGCTTTAACAACGGACTCTTTGAGTTTAGGGTACATGTATGGCATCACACCAAGGGCACCATCCATCATGGCTTTGTAGTCTGAGTCGGCTTCTGCCAATACTATAGCGCGTTGCATTATCTCCAGAGGCTCGAGGTTAATACGACGCATCGTGGACAACAGCTCTTCTGTTGCGTCACGGGTTTTTTTCTGTTTTGCCATGGATATTGTCCTCGTCAATCCGGATAGCTCGGATTATAACGAGGTAGAAAGGATATGTAAACAGGAGATGAATCTGGGATGTCTAAAGAGGAGGTAAGGAGGTCTACAGTAGGAAGGTGAATAAGTAGCTTACATCTATATAGGAGCTACCTAGACACCTTTATATTTATCCGGTTTTATGCCATTTTTACCAGCATTGGTACTCTTCCTTCCCATAAACCTTGCTCATCAATAATGTATGGCATAACATCTTTACCATACTTGATTATAGCATGGTCAGGAACAGTAATGATAGCTATAAACTTTTCGCGACACATAGGATGCTGGCATGGTCCACCGTAATAAGCCACTTCGCCTGTAAAGGTTAAGGCCGGTTCCCCGGCCTTGAAAGCTTCCCAGTCGAACGGCCTTTCTTCTGCCATACTGTTGATTTCTGGCTTGTCAAGCTGTTCGAAGAGGTCCATTACAGTCCTTTAGCCTGCATGGCAGCTGTGTCGATGATGTTGCGAAGCTTTTTATTGGCTTCTTCCATCTTTTTGTACTCATGACGAAGAGCTTCACGCTCACGGTCAAATGCACGATTCAGTTCAACAGCTGTACCATGCAGCTCGCGGATTTGTGCTTCATACTCTTCAGCACGTTTGCCCATAAGCTGCTGCAGCTCGTTAATCTGAGCTTTATAGCCGTTTATAAGCTCAACACCTTCAGCATGGTTCTTTTCCATGTGAACAATCTTTTCCTGAAGCATCTGTACATGCGCCCATCCTTTGGCAATTTCATGGGCGCCAATATGGTGGATGCTATCCACGGCCTGGGTGGTAAGTGGCATGCGGCTTGTCTTGCTGTTAAACCACTGAAATGCACTTTCCAGCATTTGACCTGTACGATGGTCAAGTTCATTACTGAACTTTTCAGCTTCACGGAGTTCTTTAGCAGCACGTTCAGCCATAGTATCTGCTGCTTTCAGACGGTCACGAATATCTTTGCCATACACAGGACCAAATACAGCCACAAGGACTTCGTCAAACGGGTCTTTTTGTGGTTTAGCAGCAGTACCCACAAAAGGTTTCTCGGCTGTGCGGCCTTCAATATTGAGTTCAATACTCACACCTTCGCAGCCAGATAGTTCACCATCTTCCAGTGCCAGGTTAGCGAAGGCAATCAGCGTATCAAACTCAATGTCCGGGCGAGTTGACGATACAGTGACAACTTTACGAATATCACCAACCTGCAGTTCTTTGGTTAAGGTCTGGTTAAATACTGGGCTCATTTTTTCCACTCCTTCATAATACGTTCGTTAATGTATTCAAGCACTTCTTCCTGACTGTCAATAGTCCAGTCGAATACGAAGAATTGTTTACCCATACAAGACAGTTCATCAACCATCTTGTCATAAGCATCATAGATAGCCTGAAGGTTTTCAACCACGCCAGGCATCTCGTCTTTAGTGGTCTTCAGGCACTCTTCTACTGGTGGCAGACAAAATATAGTGATAGTATTGTCTACCAGCTCAGCTACAGAATATATATCAATATCGATGACAGGCGCACGTTGAAGAACCATGCAATAGATATACTCAGATATAACAGCGCTGCGGTCGTAAATACTACTGCCTTCCAGCGAGTTTTCTGAGGCTTGTTTAGCCAGAACCGATTCGGCATCTTTATCAACAGTATTATGAATAACACTGCGGCCAAGATGAGGTTCAAGGAACTTAATAAGTGTAGATTTACGAGCATTGTCAGGTCCCTCAACTATGATATTCATTTTACACTCCGGTATCGCTGTATCAGCACAGATTTGTTATCAACATATTCTTCATTATAAGTGAAGTCACTATCAATGTACATCATTAATTTGCTACGGTCCATTAATATATCACTTGGACCTGCTTCTTTGATTGTACTGATAAACATGTTGTCAACACGGAGTGTGCCTTTTGCATGTTCTTCCAGCGCTGCAAGAATCAACTCAGCGCCACCCACAAACCAGACATCTGAACCGCGCTCTTCAAGAGCTACTGCCAACTCACCCAGATTGTTGTAGCCTTCTGAAGCCAATATGGAGTGAGACACCGGCAGCAGTATTCGGTGGGCTGTCATAGGTAAGCTCATAGTCTGAAACGTTTTCACACCGGCTAACAATACGCTATGACCGACCATTCTGCTTGTCACATCGCGAATCATGTTAAGCAATTGCTCCTGTGGGAATTGGCCCCGGAGTTGCTCAAAAGCATTATAGCCTGCTTCTGTTGCGATTGAATTAGTCATAGTCCTGAAAAACAGCATGTCACTCGGACACTTCCATGGGAGACCGGATAAAGGTAACGCACGAAGCTCGTCCGGGGTCTTTGCCTCATTAACCAGCGTACGATGCAAGTCCACCGAGCGGCCAAATTCCCCTTTTTGGCCCATTGCAAAGATGATGTTAATCACAGTTCCACCTCGCTAACAATCTTGAACATTTCCCAGCGAATACGACGAGCACCATACTTATTGGCAAGCAAGTGTTCAAGCTGCAGTTTAGCCGCCTCTACATCCAACTCACCGTAACAGCCAAATTTGGCCGTTGCTTGTATGTTTCGCGTGATAAAACCGCCACGAAGCTTGCGTAAACGGCATTTTGCGTCATACGCGACAGTAACTTCGAGATGTTTGCCTTTTTCGATTACTGGCAGATCGAGGATGTTTGCTTCAGTCATTTAAAAAATCCTGTGTTGGTGCTTCGGAAAGTAAGGCCTTCATTGGGTCATGCTCAGGCCAAGGTGGAGTGTCATCGAGAGACGGATGATTGCCCGTTTCTATGCGTTTTGGAGCAATTTCTTGCTCTTTTTTGGTCTTTATATACTCGTCATGAGCTTTACAAATGGCGTTCACGATAAAATCGTGCTGATAAGCATACCATTCGTCGTTATCTGTGTCGTACTTAAGACCGACATACTTCATTAGCGACGACATAACATGAATGCCTTCGTGGGATATGGTATTGTAGCGTAGGTCGTCCGGGAGGTAGAGCTCTACAACTATAAAGCAATAGGGATAGCTCTTACGGTTGAAGGTAAAAGTTGTTGCAGCGACAGGAAATTCATCCTCCCAGTGACCAAAAGGAGGCAAATCCATCTCTTTAATCAGCTCATCATGCTGTTTTTTACTCAGCACAACAGCTAATTGCGGAGGATACGGAGTCAAAGTGACTAGTTCCATATGTAACCCACAAGTAGGGACGGTCAAGGCAAGTCCGTTGACGCGTCGTTGTTGATGATAATTAATGATAACGCGTGATGAGAAAAAAGTACACCACTTTTTAACAGATGTCTACACAATCTCCGAAAAATATAAAAAATTTTTGCAGGGGCTTCCAATAGTGACACGACTAGTGATAGCTGGACACAACAATGATTGATATGATGATGATTGAGTACTTATAGTCTAAAAAGGATGAAAAAATAAAAAAATTCGTCGGCGCTTATAATTGGTCACACAGAGTGATTATACCCCCCGCACCCTATTTCGTTGTGAACTATTACCAACGCAATCATTACCAGAGTAACTATTACCCGTGTAGCAGTTTCGGCCGAAGTAGTTCAAAGCGTCTACAATTCAAATCGTTATTATATTTTTTTAAATAATTTCGCCGGCTCTATTAGATAGCACCGGTATGTAACTATAACCCCTGCCGACCATTTCAAACGAAGTGATTACTCGAGTAACTATATCAATCGCATACGAGAACCACTATCAATCGCACGTGATTATCATTTCTAAATACTTGCACAAACTTGCAGTTCTGTTGTGTACAATCAAGAGGGAAAAAGCTATTATATATTTATTGAATGTGTTGAACAATTCAACACAAGAATGGTTCAGGAGGATTTATGTAGTTACTTATGTTGTTAGTACTTATCCAGTCAACAGACACATCTGGTAGATGGTCAATGGTGTCTTTTGCTCTTTAACAATCTGGTTAACATGTTTCTTGTTGATAGTAGTAACACAAGTAATAGTTTCAACCAGTGACTATTGGAAACAGTAGTCACACCTGGAAACTAATACATGAGGTAACTATTATGAAAGACAATTATACACTTTGGTATGATGACAATGAGGGACTGTGGTGTGTCAATATTAACAATGGACCAGTTCCAGACTTTGAGTCAATGGACGTGGATGATTGTGTTGATTTTATCCAGTCACAAGTAGTCAAATATCAAGAGTAATTTCCAACAATGACAACTTACCAAAGTTGTCATGATTGGACTTACTTGTCAAGGATTGACATCAAAAATCTATCAATGAGAGGATACAAACATGACTACTGCAATCAACTACGTATATATCACTTCCGCTTTTTCTGTTGAGTGTGTAATGGACGGTTTGACTACTGAAGACACAATGGCTTCAATGATTGTGCAACAGAACTCAATCCAGCATTTTGAACGCAATCAACTGTTGAAAATGGTTAAAAGTCTTAACGATGAAAGCTCTTGCACCATCAAAGACTCCAAAGAAGTGTTAGTCAAGGCGTTGTTTGACGAGTTGAATCAACTTGAAGTAATCCATGTTGCGGTCAAACAAAAATCCAGCACTGGTGGCACCCGTAAAACTTCAACTGGTCCATCAACTAAGGACACTTGCTATACCGTGTTCAAAGATTACAACTTGTTGGATAAAGAAGATTCCAAGCTGGCACTCGCGGATGCGATGAAAGCTTGTGAAATGGCAGATGATGATATTAAGGCAAAACGTGTTGTTCAGTCTTATATGTCATACTACCGTAACGATGTAAAATCCGGTAAAATCACTGACGGTAAATCAGTTGTAAAAACTGACGATAAATCTGATGATAAAGCTCCGGAACAAGAAACTGAAGAGTAATTTCTGACAGACCTCTTACGAGAGGTCTGGATTGAAATTATTAATCAACAGGAGTAAAAACATGACACTTGACGACAAAGACCTGATGGACAAGCTGCATTATTACGCACGTGAATGGTTCATGGAATGGGATGAAAGTTATCAGGAGTTTGGTCAATTAATTCTTGACACTCCTCTTGAGGACTTGAAAATTCATGCTTATGTCATCAACATGAATTTGGCACAAATCATGCGAATTTTTTGTACTGAATTCAAAGATGGCGACCGTGACAGTGATGATATTGCTGACCTTGGACTTGTTATGGGATGGTTGTTAAAATTATGAAAGAACTTAAATTGACAGCAGACGAATTGGCACATTTGATTGAGCTTCTTGAATCAAATGCTCAAATTGTTAGTGATCAAATTGAGTCTAGTGTTGAAGATAATTCTCGCATTAGCGACTTACTTGAACAATTCAGACTCACAATTCAAATTAGTACAAAGTTACAATAGTTTCAACAATGAACTATCAAAGTTGCGATAGTTCATGATTGAAATTATTCAACAGGAGAGAGAAACATGAAAGTAGAAATGCTGATTGACTTTAACCCAGACATCAATCATCCAAAAGTTCAGGAATTGGGCGCATATGATTTATTTTGTGAGATTGTGCGTCTCAACCTTAACAAAGGTTATGTGCGGTTTGGTTTGAAATCTTTAACTGGTCAATACTTCATTAATTGTGACGATATTCCTCTTCACAATTTCAGAAGTTTTTGTGTACAAATCCAAAGTTATGGTGGTGTATGCCATTAATCAAATTTACTACAGTTCATATAGCTCAACAGTTACCTCCAAAAGTTGACCAACAATTTTTGACAACTGAAGAGTGGAACGTGTGGACACAAACTGCATTAAAAGCTGGTGCAAAACGTACCAATGCAGGCAAAGTGTTTACCAGGTTCAATAAAGAGTGTATAATAGTAGCTCAGGTGATGATTGAGTGAAATTAACAAAGTCTCGGTACTCGGGACTTGATTAATATCACTGAGGAGAGAAACATGACACCATTCATTATTAACCAGCACAATTGCTATTTTTATCTGACAAATGAGTTAGTTGAAATGATGCAAGGTCAAGAGTTGACAAATTGTCGTTGTTTTGACAATTTTGAAGACTTCTACGCTGCAGTGCATGAACTTTTTCCTGCAGTTGCAAGTGTTGACGAATTATATGGTAGTTATATTGAGCTTTATTATGATGATGAAATTGATAAAGCTGTAGTTGAGCATTCTTTCTTGAATGCAGTATTTGACATTGAAACATTAGCACAAGACATCTCCAATTATAATGGTGATGATGAGTGATTCAACAATGAGGATTTGATTAAAGTCCTCATGATTGAATTAACCCACAAGGAGGCCATCATGGCTCGTCGTAAACATGTTGTTGAGTATACTGATGTAAACCCGGCATATGCTGAATCACGAGCCATGTGCCGTATAGTTAAACTGATTGTTCTGGTATTAGTGGTATATTATGTCTTGTTCTGATGAGGAGTGGTTGAATGAACTTGCTGGACGTATTCATCGAGGCGATTTATCTGGTATTGCCGATATTTTTTCTGCCGGCATTACTGACAGTGCGGTATTACGCCAAGCTCAGCGGCGCGAAGAAAATGCGGAACGAGCTGCAAAAGCATGGTCTTATCAACCCCCGAAAACTGTACCGTTAACCTGGGTTGACTTAACAGTCTGGTTATTAACAAAACTTGGTATCAGGAGTAAATAATGTTTGGACTAATTCTTGGCGTTTGTCTTG